TTCACCGCCGCCGCGGCCCGCGAATCATCCGCGCAAAGATATCCACAGGATTCGCTTGCCTACCTCGCGACGCCGTATTCGCGTTACAAACACGGCCTCGATCAAGCCTTCAGCGAAGCCGCCAAGATTGCCGCGCAACTGTTGCAATGTCATGTCAAGGTCTATTCCCCGATCGTGCATTGTCATGCGCTCGCGATCCACAGCAATATCGATCCACTGGACCATAAAATATGGCTCCCTTTCAACGAAGCGATGTTGGCGCTGTGCCAAGTCTTGATTGTCGCCCATCTCGACGGCTGGCAGGAATCGGTCGGCGTGCAGCACGAAATCAAAACGTTTGAAGAAACCAAACGCCGGATATTCGATCTTGATCCCGTTTCGTTCGTTATGACGGCGAGATGCCAAGACTAAAATCGCCCGCTATCTATCGGCCGAATCAGTTTAACGTCCCGCCCCGTCATGGGGCCTTCCTGCCGAATCGAAACCATCGGCAACGCCACGCTCTATCTCGGCGACTGCCGGGAGATATTGCCGTCGCTGCCGAAGGTCGATGCCGTGGTGACGGACCCGCCGTATGGGCAAGTTACCCACGCGGGCGCGCGTTCGGCAAATTCCCTTGACCGGACCACGATCGACTTCGGCTCGATTACGAGCATCGATTTAACGAGCCTATGCCGTGCCCTTACGGTGCTCGCTGAGCGCTGGGTCGTGATGACCTGTGAGTGGCGGCACGCCGCAGCGCTTGAGGCATCAGGGGTGCCCCTAATTCGATTGGGCGTATGGATTAAACCGAACGGAGCGCCACAATTCACGGGCGACCGACCGGGCACAGGATGGGAAGCCGTCGCGCTTCTTCACCGCGAGGGAAAGAAGCGCTGGAACGGCGGCGGCCATCACGCAGTCTGGACCTGCCCGATTGAGCAGGGCGAGCATCCGACACAAAAACCGATCCGTTTGGTCAGCGAGTGGGTACGCTCATTTTCAGATCCCGGTGAAATCATCCTCGACCCCTTCATGGGTTCCGGCACCACGGGCGTTGCCGCGATCAATATGGGCCGCAAGTTCATCGGCATCGAGATCGAGGAACGTTATTTCTCAATCGCCTGCCGCCGCATCGAGGAAGCCGCGCGTCAGCCGGATATGTTTATCGAGAAGGTAAAACCCGCCATACAGGACTCCTTCCTGTGACCGCCAAAACTCGCCCGCCGGCTTACTTCGCGGTTGCCCGCACGATCTTCGATCATCCGTTGTTCAACTATGGAAGGCCCCCCTATTCACGTCGCGAAGCCTGGGAGTGGCTCATTGCCCAGGCCGCCTGGAAGCCCAAAGGTCATCGTCATGTCCTGGGGATAACGGATGTGCAGCGGGGACAACTCGCCGCGACCATCCGCGAACTCGCGGCCGCGTGGCGGTGGCCTCGCTCGAACGTGCACCGGTTCCTCAAGCTACTCGCCGAGCACGGGATGGTCGAACTCGCGCGCAAAAATAAAAATGGGACTACCAATGGCGCAATGAGGCGATTGTCCACGCGATGGCGCACTGTCATAACCGTTTGTAATTACGATAAATTCCAATCCAAAGGGTCAAGTGGCACGGGCAAGCGGGACTACGAGCGGGACTACGAGCGGGACTACGAAATGCCGCATCTCCCCGGAATCCTTATGGAAACGGATTGCCAACCAGAACAACCAACCAAAACCAATATAGATTCAGAAAGAGGTGGCCTTCAGGGCTTGCACCCTGTGAATTTTGGGGATAACTCTTCGACCACCCAGTGGAAAGACAAGCCTCCGCACGGGGCGAAGGACCGCAAGACCGGCAAATGGCAATGGTTCGACCACCCGTCATCAGAATGGAACCAAGCCGCGCGTCTCTACGCGGCCGACAAGGGCGCGCGGATATTTCCGAAGATATACAAGGGCGGCAAGGGCAATTGGTTCAAGGTGCGCTCGGACGCCGAGATCAAGCTGCTCTACCAGAAGATATGCAAGACCGAGGGCATCGCGGAGCTCAATCAGCCAGCGATCCGTCCGCGATTAACCAGCACCGACGGACTGACGGCAGCACTCGAGAGGCTCGAAGCGCTCAAGCGGCGCTAGCGTTCGTCTCAGGGATTACCCCGTTTACCGACGCCGAGCGCGGCCCCCTTCCAGGGACCGCCACGCAAGAGTTGAGCGATTGCTTGGGCGAGCGCCGGGCAGCGCTGCGGCGTCTGTGGTCCCGTATGATCGGAGAGCGCGACGACGCGGCTTGACTTTCCGGCGGTTTTGGCCGCGAAATTAAGGCAAAATGATTCTCTGGGATTCGCAGGCTTAAAATGCTGGGAATGGCCGAAGCAACCGCACAGGAACTGATCCGGGCGAATGAGCCCCCGCCTGCGCCTATCCCCGGCTCGGGCCAACTTTCCGACCGCCATGAGCGATTCGCAAGGGCGCGCGCGCTGCTTTTGCCCAAGGTCGAAGCCTATTGCCAAGCCTTTCGGCTTGACCGTTCGACTCTGACCCTGGAACAACTCCACGCCGCGCGCGGCAACGCCTCGCGGCTCGAGCGCCGTCGGGAGGTCGAGGCGCGCATTGCTTACCTTGCCCATCAGGAAGAGGCCGTCGTCCTCGAAAAGCGCAGGCGGCTGGAAGAATTCCTCTGGCTTATCCACGAGCACAACCCGGCCGAACTGTGGGAGGTCGAAGATCGCGTGTTGCTCAACAAGGCTGGCAATCCAGTGATCGTTGACGATAAGCCAGTGACCTATCAGGTCCAGCGGGCCAGAATGCTCGCGGACCTACCAGAAGATTTGTGCCGGGTGGTGGAAGCTGTGCAAATCACCGATTCCGGCAAGGTGGTGACGAAAACCTATTCCAAGATGGAAGCCAACCGCGAGTTGCGTAAGCTCTTGGGACTGGGCGCAACCAACGGGCCGTTGAGCGATGATGTCGGCGAGATGTCGACGACGCAGATTGTCGCGGAGTTGAATGCGCTTGGGGTGGAAGTGAAGATTGGCGTGCAGGTGACACATGAGCGATAAATATCGGGAATGGTACACGAAGGATTTAGTGCCGCGAGATATCAAGGAACAGGTGGAAATGGGGAGCATTCCCGCGAGCGCGGGATTGGAACACATCTGGCGTGTTGTCCTTAATGAGTTGGAAGAAAATGGCGTGTCGATTACGAATGACCAATGAATGTCATATTTGCGCGCGCCGAACAGCGTAAACACCGGCTTCTTGCCGAACTAAACAAACGACTATTGCGCGCGGAACAATCACGCCGCGGCTATTTCGATGACTATGGGGTTTTGCAAGGCGGCCTGATGGCCTTCATCCGCCATTACTGGCACGTGCTCGAGCCGGAAGCGGAATTGATCGAAGGGTGGGCGCTTTATGCGATCGTGCTGCATCTCGAAGCAGTAACGTTCGGCGAGATCAAGCGGCTGCTGATCACGGTTCCGCCGGGCTTCATGAAATCGCTGTGTACGGACGTGTTCTGGCCAGCATGGGAATGGGGGCCGCAAAACCTGGCACATCAGCGCTATATCGCATTTTCGTATTCAGCTAGTTTGACTGAGCGCGATAACAATCGCTTTCGCGATCTGGTGCTACATCCGTCCTACAAGGAGTTGTGGGCCGATAGGGTGCAGATAGTTCAAGCTGGTTCGGTCAAGATTTCCAACAGTAAGAAAGGGTGGAAACTCGCCTCGTCGGTTGGAGGTGTAGGCACTGGCGAACGCGGCGGAAGAATCATACTGGACGACGCTCACAATATCAAAGAAGCGGAATCAGAAGTGGTGCGAACCGAAACCGTGCGCTGGTTTCGGGAGTCCATGTCGGATCGTCTGAATGATTTGGTAACGGATGTGATTGTGGCGATCATGCAGCGCTCTCATGCGCAGGACGTAGCAGGGGCGATCTTGGACTTACAGCTTCCGTACTGTCATTTGATGATTCCCATGGAATACGACTGGGATAGGCAAGTGGATCAGAATGGAGAACCACACAAGACCGAAATCGGCTGGTTCGATCCGCGCTACGTTGCGGGCAACCCAGATGCTTGCAACAAAACATTGGCGTGGGTCGAGCGCTTTCCGCCCGAAGTCGTCGAATCGCTGCGGACCGTCAAAGGTCCCTACGCCTATGCGGGCCAATATCAGCAGGCGCCGGCCCCGCGTGGCGGTGGCATCTTCAAACGCGCGTGGTGGCAGGTGTGGGATCACCCGGAAGGCAAATTCCCGCCGCTCGAATACATCATGGCCTCGCTTGACGGCGCATTCACCGAAAAGGAATCGAACAGCCCGTCGGCGCTCACGGTTTGGGGCATCTTCCTGGAAAAAGAGGCGAAACGCCGCCGGATTATTCTGCTCCACGCCTGGCGTAAGTTTGTCGAATTTTCGGGACCGCGCATCGATCCGCTGGTGGTGGATACCGAAATCGACGGCATGATTTGGCCGGCGGAACTGATCGTGCCGGCAACCTCACCGCACATCGCGCGTATGCGCATGGCGAACTATCGTCGCCGCGCCATGCCGTCGTGGGGGTTGATCGAGCACGTCGCCGACACCTGCGACCGGTTCAAAGTCGACAAGCTATTGATCGAGGCGAAGGCGTCTGGCATGTCGGCGGCCTCGGAATTGCAGAATCGCTATCGCGACCGCACCTGGTCGGTCGAATTGCAGCCGGTGTGCGGGGATAAGTTCTCTCGCGCGCTGGCGGTGCAGCCGACGTTCTCGCAGTTGATGGTGTTCGCACCGATTAGGGACTGGGCCGAGATGGTGATAGAGGAAATGGAAACATTCCCGAAACACGCGTATAACGATCTAACGGACTCGACTTCGCAAGCGCTTAAGCACTTCCGGGATATTGGCCTTGCCAACACCGACACGGAAGCGCAGGCGGAAGAAATCGCCCGGGTTATGCACAGGCCGCAGCCGAAGGCGCTCTACCCAGTCTAGGCTTGACCGAATCACCCAACTGTGGGGCTAATTCGCCATGACCATGAACGGCAACACCCCGAACCTTCGCCTATCGTTCCACCAGAATCAATGCGTTGAGGTCTTGCGCGAAGCCTTGGCGGAAGCCGAACAAGGCAAGGTCGACGGAGTGGCGATCGTGCTGTGCATGCCGGGTGGGTGGGCGCCGCTGTTCGGCGGGTCGCGGCCGGGGGATTTGAACCTCGGGCTCGACCAGTTGAAGCGCGATATTCTCGACAACGTGACCGGCGCGAAAGTGAAGCCGGAAGGCAAGACCAGCATTCTGAGGGTGCGATGAAAACGTTCGAGCAGGTTATTGGCGAACTGCGGGACTTCGTGAACAAAGGTGACGTTTCGCAGGGCTACTTGCTCTCACATGCCGATGCCGAAGTGATCATCGATTTCGTCGATCATATGCTCGCGTTAGCCGGTAAGGTTTCGGCTCGGCCCTCTTACGCCGACATCGCCAAGGATGCGCGGCATGATCTGCCGGTGACCGACAGCAGCAATGCCTGACATTGCCGTCACCATCGATACCGACGATCCGGTCTCGGTCGATGAGACGACGGGCGATATTGCCACCAAACAAAACGACGGCGGTGTTGTCGTCCAATTAAATTCCGGACGGGCGCGCAAGGAAGGTGACGACGCGGACGACGGGTGGTTTAAGAATCTCGCCAAAGACATGGACGCCGGGAAGCTCGGGACGATCTGCGAGGAATTGATTGAGGCGATCGAGGCCGACAATGAATCGCGGCTGGGGTATTTGTCCAACGTCTCGCAAGGTTTGACGCTGCTCGGCCTCAAGCTGGAGAAGCCGAAGTCCATCGCCTCCGAATCCACAGGCGCAGTGGAGGGCATGTCGAGCGTTACCAATCCTCTCATGCTCGATGCCATTCTGCGCGGGTGGGCGAATACGGTTGGGGAATTGCTGCCAGCGGAAGGGCCGGCGAAGATCAAGGATGTGGGCGAAGCCGACGACACGACCGATGACTTGGCCGATGCACTTGAGCGCGACTTCAATCATTACCTGACCGACATCGACAAGGCCTATTATCCCGACACCTCGCACATGCTGCTATGGGGACCGTATTTTCGCGGCTGCGGCATCAAGAAGGTCTACCGCTGTCCGATGCGCCGGCGGCCGGTATCGGAAAGTGTGTCGCCCGATAAACTGATCGTCGATGACGCGAAAAAAGATTTTGCCGCCTGCGGGCGCATCACCCATGAAATCGACGACATGCGCCCGTCGGTGCTTCGCCGCATGCAGTTGCTCGGCATCTACGTCGATTATGAATTGGCACAGGCGTCGCCCGAGACGTCGCGCACCGATCAGAAAATCGCGAGCATTCAGGGCACGGTCGCTATTCCGAAGCGGCAGGAGGACCAACCCTATACGCTGTGGGAAACGCAATGCGAACTCGACCTTGACGATTATGCGCCGGCCGACTTCAAGGGCGAGGGGATTCCCTTGCCCTATCGCGTGACCATCGACAAGGACACGCGCAAGATTCTCGCTTTGCATCGTGATTGGAACGAGGACGACAAGGATTGTAGGCGCAAGCGGCTGTACGTCAAATATCCCTATGTGCCGGGGCCAGGATTCTATGGCACTGGGCTGATGCAAATACTCGGCAATTCCACCGCGGCGATGACGGCGGCATGGCGCATCTCGCTTGATGGTGGAATGTACGCCAACTTCGCGGGCGGTCTCGCGGAAAAATCCGCGCTTAAACAAAATACGAATATCATTCGTGTGTCGCCGGGCGAGTTTGCGCCGGTCGACACGGGCGGCAAGGACATTCGGACAATGTTCATGCCGATGCCTTATCGCGACGTGACGCCTGGCCTGCTGGGTTTGATTGATCGAATAACAACGCAGACAAAGACGCTCGGGGGCGCGGCCGATATTCCTGCCGCCGAAAAAATACAAAACGTGCCAGTCGGGACCATCTTGTCGCAAATCGAACAGGCGATGGTGGTGATCGTCGCGACCCACAAGGGCATGTATACCGCGCAGGCGGAAGAATTCGGAATGTTGATTGATCTCTTCAAAGAGAAACCGCAGGACTTCTGGCGCGGGAACGAGGTGGCGCCGAAGGATTTCTGGAACGATGAAAAATTCATGATGGCGCTGGAGAGGTGCCCGCCCCTGGTTCCGGTCGCGGACCCTAATGTCCCGTCGCACATCTTTCGCATTGCCAAGGCGCTCGGGCTCTTGCAGCTTGCCGGGAACCCGATCGTCGGGCGCTACCTTGATCCGAAAGAAGTTCTCCGCCGCTGTTTGCGCGCGCTCAAGGAAGATAGTAAGGGATTGGTCATTGACCCGCCGCCGCAAGCCGCTGCGCCCGACCCGGCGACCATTGCGGCTCAAGCCAAGGTCGAATCGGCCAAGGCGCAGCAGATGCAGGCGCAGACCAAGGCGCAGCAAGCACAGGCCGACATGGCGCTGGAACCGGAGAAAATCCAGGCGCAGCGGGATATCCATACCGCCGAACTCGCCCGGGAAATGGTCATCCACGGCAAGGATCAGGCGCAATCACAGCACGACCAGTCGATGGATCGCGCCGAACATGGGCTCAATATCCTCAAAACCGTGCATGACATCGGCGAATCAGGTAGGCAGCATGGGCTGGATGTGGCGGGTCAAGCCCACGACCAGCGCATGGATCAGGCGGGACACCAGTTGGAACGAACGCAGGCGTCACATGATGCCGCGATGGACCGGGCGGGACACGCGCTCGACGTGCATCAGGCGCTGCATCCGCCGAAGCCGGCAAGTAAACCGAAGTCATAGGAAACCACAGAGGGACCACCAAAGGCAAGGCATGAGGCGCGGCACGTTCCCGACTGCAACCGCGCATCCGTTACTTGGGTGTCGGGGCCTTGGTCCCATTCAGAGAGCGAAGCAGGGTGTCCCGAACGGGGCTGCGTCACGGAAGCCTTAACCGGATCGGGATAAACACCCTGCCTCTCTTACTTCAGGAGAGAGTTCATGGCCCACCCCTACGCCGCCCACCGCGCCAATGACGTGCAGCACCGCCGCGTCGGCCATATCGTCAAGGGCTACGGCGGGACTTCGGTCGGCAAGCCGCACCGGGCCGATCATACCGACGCGCCGGAAGATCGCGCGCTGGTCAAGGCGATGGTCAAGCCGAACGCGCTCAAGCGCGCCTCAGGCGGGGCGGTCAAACATCGGCTCGACAAGCCGCACCGCGCCAAGGGCGGCAAGGTCAAGCACGCGAAAACCAACGTCAACGTGATCGTTGGCCATGGTGGGGGACAACCCCCGCTGCCGGTTCCCGTTCCGGCCGGCGGGCCGCCCGGGATAGCCATGCCGCGTCCCCCGATGCCCTTGCCGCCGCCGGGCATGGCACCGGGCCTGCCGCCGGGAATTGGCCCTGGTATGCCGCCCCCTGGGGCGCTGGGACCCCGTAAATCAGGTGGGCGCACCTATGCCAAGGGCGGCCGGGTCAAACCGGGGCCGGGCTGGATCGAATCGGAAAAGAACAAGACGCCTGTGCAGCACACCGACGGAAAAAAGGACGGTAAGGACATTGGGCGCGGCAGGCCGATCACGTATCGGCGCGGAGGGCTGGTATCATGACCGCGCACAAAGCCCCGACCGTGCATCATTCCGGCCTTGGCGCGATAGAGCATCCGCACGGTCACCACGGCACGCACCATGTTGCGGAACGCGAGCTTGGCTCCTATCACGCCCATGGCGGCCCGACCGAGCATCCGACCCATGGCGCCATGGGACCTGATCTTCCCGGCGGGGCCGGCGGCGGCAAGGGTCGCTTGGCCAAGGCAAGGATGGCGGCCAAGCATCCGCATGGCTGATGTTCTGCGTGACTTCGCCGTAACGGAACGCGAAGCCTGTCAGGGATGCGGCAAAGTCCCCATGGTCCCGCACTTTCGCGCCCTGCCGCCAGTTGGGGTGACAGGAGCCGGGCAAGCGTGGTGCGATGAATGCATCCTCGCGGGTAAATCCAACCTTGATGCTTCGCTTGTGGACTACGTGAAGAAAATACATGGCGTTGTCTAAAACCCTACCCGAATCACCCGTGCGGGCGTACTACGATGGCGACCCGCGCTTGAACCGGGCGCTGCAAGCAAGCCTCAATAGGGAAATCGCTGAAAAGTCCGAACAGGTTGCGCGTCGGCTTGCCGGGGATTGGGGTGATTATTGTGAGCGCTGCGGATTCATCGCGGGACTTAAACGCGCAGCGGAAATCGCCGCGGAAACGGAAAAGCAACTAAGGGATTGACCGGTCAATGTCGGCCACCGGCTTCTAAAGTGCTGACGTTCTTTTCGGAGATAAAACCCGATGGAAAAGATCGTGGAGACGTTGGTACATAAAGCAGGCGAGACGAATGTACCGCATGAGGCCTTGCAATTCTCGCAAGCGGCCTGCAATGTCACGCATGTGATGCGCCAGTTGGCCGAGATTCGTGCAGTAACATCGACCGCGCAGCAGGGATAGGATGTTGTTTCTGGGGCTCGTCATTGGATTTGCGGTTGGCGTCACTGTCACGGCAGTGGCGGTTGCCATCGTCATTCTCACTGTCGAGCCCAAGAAACAGCGGGCGTCCGGTCGGGAGCAGCAAATACGGAAGGTGTCTTGAATGCGCGTCGCGCTGCGTGAGCTTGCCCAACAGGCAGACCCCAAGTCCGCGCTGCTCGATGCGCTCGGCGACATGTCGTGGTATGAAGTTTTCCATAATCTGGTGCTCGTCGCCTCCTACATCCGGCCCGAGAAAAGCGCCGGCGGCATCATTCGGCCCGACAATACGCTACAAGAGGACCGTTTTCAGGGGAAGGCTGGATTAGTGATCAAGGTCGGTCCCGCTGCGTTCGTGGATGAGGGGCATGTCAAGTTCTACGGGTTAACGGTGCAGTCCGGGGAATGGGTGATCTATCGCACGTCGGACGCGCTTGAACACTTCGTGCGCCGCATCGATACCCCGGGGCAGGGCCTTTCATGTCGGTTGATTCAAGACATCCATATCAAGGCCCGTGTGGCCGATCCGGCGTTCGTTTACTAAGGACCGAGAAACATGGCCGATGACGACACTCTGATCACGCTGGAACCGGAAGGCGAGACGAAAGAAACTAGCAAAACGAACGGTGCCGCGACCGACGACGCGTTGGCCGACCTTAAGAGCCAGTTCGATGAAATCCAACGCGGCAAGCAAGTCAGCGACGCGAATGCTGCGGCCTCCCTCCAACGCGAAGCGCAGGCGCGCCAGGATGCCGAGCGTGCGCGAGCGGACGCGCAGGCCGCACGCACCGAGGCTGCCGATACCCATTTGACGGCGATCGAAACGTCATTGACCGCGCAACAGGCCGCGCGCGATGCCGCTAAGAAGTCCTACAAGGCGGCCATGGAATCGGGCAACTGGGACGAGGCGGCGGAAGCGCAGGAACGCTTGACCACGGCGGTTGCCAACATCACGCGATTGTCCGACGCAAAAGACCAGATCGAAACGCGGCGCCAGACGCAACGCACGGAGGTGGGTGATGATACGCTTCGGGGCCGGCAGGTTGATCCGGTGGAAGCGTTCATCGGCTCGCGCACGGCGCAGACGCAATCTTGGTTGCGCGCGCATGCGCCTCAGGCTCAAGCTGTGGGGCGCTATATGGCGGGGATGGCTTCGGCGGAAGAATCGAAGTTGGCGCGCAAGTTGATCGCTGCCGACAACGATGCGGCGGCGGAAGGGATCGCCGTCGATACCCCGGAATATTTTGCGCATCTGGAAAGTTTCGTCGGCTTGAAGAAAGCCGCGAGCGAAGAAAAACCCGACAATAAACAAACAGGCGTGACGCAAGTGCGCGCGCATCAACGGAGGCAATCGGTGCCGGCAGCGCCCGTCAACGGCGGCGGTTCTCCCGCATCGGGCGGATCGGAACAGATACAGGTCCGCCTGACCAAGGGCCAGGCGGAATCGGCGGAGGACGGAACGCACGTCTGGCTCAAGTCCGATCTTGCCGCCGGTCGCATCAAGGATGCCTCGATGGTCGGCAAGCCGATCGGCGTGCGGGAAATGGCGCGCCGGGTGCATGAGATGAGCAAGGAACGCCCGGGCATCTTCGAGAATGGGAATGTGGATCAATGAGCGATCCGGTTAAGGATGCCGCCAAGCAGATGGACGACTGGGCCGCGCGTCAAGCGGAAGGCGGCTTGACCGGTTCAGTGCGGATGATGGGGCAGACTATCGGTCCGCTGGGTAATTCCGTGACGCCGGTTTACGAGCGCCGAATAGGCCATCCCGCCCAAGCGGAGGAAAACCCGCCATTGCAACGCGACCTTGCGATATTGCGATGGGTAAAAGCCAAAATCGAATATGACGAAGCCACGCGCGAGTTGGAAACATTCGCGCGCAAACTGCGAGGATACTGACCATGGCCCCGCGTCCCGAACCGCAAGCTAACACTCCGCGCATTCCGCCCGTGACTGAGGGCACGGAAGAAATCACCCTCACCGGGGGACGCGAATCCCGCGCCGGTCCGCGCTCGGATGCCGTGACTCACGATCCGCGCCAGGGGCCACGTTCTGGGCTGATCGTCAAGGGGCGCAACGGCGAAATGCTTTCGCGCGGCAAGGCGGGCAATTCCGACCCCTTCGACATCCCTGAAGGAATTGTGCCGCAAGGCTGGCGCTACCAGTGGAACACGGTTTCCGTCATCGGCAACGCGGAAGTCGCGCGCCGGCATAATCTGACTATGTATGCGCAGGGCTGGCGCCCAGTGCCGGCCAATCGACATCCCGGCATGTTCATGCCGCTCAACCACGAAGGAGCGATTGAGATCGAAGGCATGCGGCTGGAAGAACGGCCGGAAGAACTCTGCCGCGAGGCGGAAGCGGAGGATTACGCGCGCGCCTACGGACAGATGAAGGACCGCGATGAAGCGCTGATGGGCCGAAAGGCCAATCTGCAAAACTCGGTGCATCAGGACTTGAAGCTCAATCCGCGCACCGACTATCGCGGCAAGCGAACCCAGGTCTCGATGTCGATCGATGAAGGATATGCCGCGCCAACGCCGTCCTACCAGCCGGCGGATGATTCGCAGTGAGGATTACCCGGTCGTTCCGCCTTTCCTCTGCGCCCCGTGGCCGGCGGGCAGAGAAACCACGCTCCCGATGACGTGCGTGGAATGACCGGGAGGCCATAGGTGTTGCCGCCAATCGGGAGAAGCCGGCTGACTGCTTTTGAGTTGTTTGGTTCATGATGGCGGAGTGTTTGTTGCTTCTGTCATCGGTCATCTGAGGGCGGTGATGTTCCTTTCACGACGGGAGCGGAAGCAATGAATAGTAAAGTTGTGCACGCTCGCGAACTTCGCGATCCTCGCGCGTTGCCCGATGAACTGCGCAGGCTCGCCAAACGTTGCGCCCTCTCCGCAGAAGCTAAGGACATAATCGAACATGCGGCCGATGAGCTTTTCGGCCTACAAAATGCGCATGCGTTCAACGCTGTTGGATAAGTGAGAACCATGGTAACTATTTTCCGAGTCCGATGGAAGGGTGTTCCGAAGTGGGCATGGGCCTGCTACAGTGGTGACCATCGCTGGCCGTCGCATTCATTCTGGCTTGTGCCAAATACATTTGGATATCTATGAACGAATCACCCACCCTCGCCGCTCCTGCCGAACAGCCCGATTACGGCTACGTCGGCTTTGCCGACTTCGATCCGCGCGCGCTCATTCTGGCCGTGCAATACATCGTGACCTGCGGGGTACAGGGCGACATCGCCGAATTCGGCTGCTACCAAGGTCGCTCCGCCGAAGTCATCGCGCGCGCGCTCTATGCGACGGTGATGAAATACGCCACCAACGAAATCCTGAACGAGACGACCGACCGAACCCTGTGGCTTTTCGATTCGTTCGAAGGATTTCCCGAGGTTGACAATTTGGTCGACAGCCAAAGCCCGCATATCAAGAATCGGATATGGGGGCCGGGCGTGGCCCGGGGTGGTTCGCCCGATGCCGTGCGGAAACTTTGCAATAGGTTCGTGCCGACAGTCGTGGTTCCTGGATGGTTCAAGGATACGGTCAAAGCGATTCCTGCGCCTCGTAAGTTCGCGCTCATTCACGTCGATTGCGACTATTACGAATCGACGATGGATGCGTTGGAGCCGCTGTTCGCCCGCAACATGATCGCGGACGGCGCCACCATCCTGTTCGATGACTGGTACTGCAATTGCGGGTCGCCGAAGTTCGGGCAACAGAAGGCGTGGCAGGAAATCAGTGATCGCTATTGCATCCCAGGTCGTGGCGGCAATTCCGATTGGGGCGCTTATGGCATTACCGGACGCCGTTTCATCGTGCATGTGGAGGGATAAATGACCGTTGGTGATCTGATTGATGCCCTGTCCCGATTTGATCGAAATCTGCCCGTCACGATCGCCGCCGGTCCATTGGCGGAATATATCTACACAAATGGCTTCCGTGTCATGGAAGAAAGAATAATGAATAGGCGTTTTTGGGATGATGCTAGAGCGGCTCTTGTCGGTGAGGAACGGTGGCGAACGTTGGTTCTTTCCCCTAACGATGATGCTTTGGAGTCTCGAGTGGGCCCGAAATATAACGACCTTACCTTCAAACCAGTAGATAGTGCCCTATGAAACTCATCATCAATCTCGTCACCCGCGGCCGCCCTGAAGTCCTGGCGCGCACGATCGAATCGACCATCGCCAATATCACGTTACCCGAGACCGTGCTGATGGTCTCGGTTGACGAGGACGACGAGGCGACGCGCGCGAAGCTCAAATGGTTCGCCGCGCCGCACGTGCTCGTCTCGGTGTATCCACGCGAGGATACGTTAGGCGAGAAATATAATCGCGCGCTTGTCCATCCCTGCGACCTGATCTGTAACCTTTCCGACTATACCGCGTTCGCGGCGAAGGGATTCGACGAGCAGATTTGTCAGGCCGCACAAACGTTTCCCGACGGTTACGGCTTCGTCGTCAATCATCTGCGCAACGCCTCGTTCCCCGATATCTTCGCCATGACGCGCAAGCTCGCCGACAAGCTGACCTATTACTTCCCGCCGCTTTTTCCCTACTGGTTCTCGGACCATTGGGTCTACGACATCGCCAAACTGATCGACCGCGAGCATGTGATCGATTGCCCGGTCGCCTACGACAAGCAGGGAAAACCCCCGACCCAGAACATCCGCGAGTTGGCTTGGTGGGCGACGTTCTTCGATGCCGGCTATCTGCACCGCCGGATGGCTGCTCACGCGATCGTCGACGGCGAGGACTTCGAGGAAGCCCCTTGGCGCAAGACCGTCATCAAGTCGAAATATCCCCACATCGAATGGCGCTCGCGCTGGATCAACGAACAATGCCGGGCACAGGCCCGCGACATGGAATGGAATTCATCGAACGGCGGCACGATACCGCCCGATGAGCGCTATATCCGCGCCAAGATCAAGGCGATGAATCTGGTGCCCGGACTGATCGCCGGAATGCCGCCTGAGGAACAACAGCGCTGGGTCGGGCAATTGCTGCCGCCCGCGAACGTGATCAATATTCCACGGGTGGGGATGCGATGACCGAAACAGAGCGCAGACTAACTCGGCAGGAAACCCATGACCTTGGGCAAATTATTAAAGAACGCGTCAAGGTACTTACGAGCCATGCGGAGGAACAAGCCAAAAGGTGTATGGCTGATTTCGAAAGACATTTAGCGACAATCTATGAGTACGACCAAGATGACGTGTGGAAGGCGGCTACCGAAAAAGCAATGGAGGTTGTTAAATCCGCACAAGATAAGATCGAAGAACGGTGCGTCGAGTTGGGTATTCCCAAGGACATGGCGCCGAAGCTTGAATTGTCATGGAATGGTAGGGGGCAAATGCGAACAGCCTCTCGACGCGCGGAACTACAGCGCGTCGCAAAGTCTGAATGTGATGCAATGCTTGCCATTGCCAAGACTTCGATTCAAAAGCAGAGCCTAGACCTCCGAACTCAAGTCGTTGGTATGGCGCTTCTTACACCGCAGGCCAAGCTGTTTCTTGAAAGTTTGGCGCCAGTTGAAGATGCGATGCAATCCCTCGATTTTGGGAAAATCGAAACCAAAATGTTGGAACAACGAAAAAAGACCTCCGTTCCGCGTATCGGTTTCTACGGCTACGATGATTAAAGAAACGGCAGACTAACCATGTCCCACCGCGTCTACACCTTCGTGCCCGGCTATGGCCAGCACATCACCGCCACCACTTTTCTTTCGACCCACGCCATCGGCCAGGCGTTGCAGGCGAAGGGCATAGGCTTCGGTATTTCCACCCTGTCGTTTCCCGACATCGCCGAACTGCGCGACATGGCGCTCACCATCTGGTTCGATCGGCTGGTGGATTGTTCGCATCTTCTCTTCATCGATGCGGACATGGGGATTCCGCCCGATCTCATCCTCGACATGCTGTTGTTCAATGAGCCGATCGTCGGTTCGATCTATCCGCAGCGGCAGTTGCCGACCTCATGGGCAGGTTCGGGAACGGGGGAAACCTTGGCGGAACGCCGCTCCGACTTCATGAAGGTCGAGGGTGTGGGTATGGGCTGCTGCCTGATCCGCCGGGACGCGATTCCCCCGATGATCGCGCGGTTTCCAGACTTGATCGACGGACGCCTTGATCTCCATCCGGCAAAGGGCATCATGCAGTCGGCGGGCGCTACGCGCCTGCTCCGGTTCTTCGACAAGATGGACATCCCGACCCGCGGCGTCGTGTCGGAGGATTTATCCTTCTGCATCCGTCACAACATGTGCGGCGGGCAGGTATGGGCGGCGATCGGCCACAAGATTTCCCACGTCGGGCCGTTCGATTACGGCCATCGCTATCTCGACATGACGGCCAATACCATCGTGCAGGTGCCGCGGATGCCACCCGAGGCGGAAGTCAAACCGTTGGCGCCGGCGTTGCCGATTAGCCTACCTCAACCTGCCCCAGCGTTGGTCGAAGAAATCAAACCCGTTTTGTCGGGTGACGTCGGCGTGCTAAGGCCGGAAGTCGCAGAATTTCTTCGCGTTGCCGAGGAAACAAAACCTAACGGTCGTGAGAAGGTACGTGTGGTGCGCACCAATCAGAGAGTGAGCCGCCCGGCTAAGCCTAAAAGCAGTCAGCGGGCCGCACGATGAGGCATCAAAATGAAACTCGATGATTGTGGGACCGCAGCAACTCTTGCCAAGTGGTGGCGAGAGCAGAAAGAGTTGCTGGCAAAAGTGCGCGCTGGTGCTTCCGAGGTGCGGATGAATTTTTCTGGATGTGAGACCATTCATTCAGATCAGTCATCGTTTGTTTGCCAAGCCGCAGGAGTCGCCTTTCAAATAATTGAGAAAAATATCGAGGATTTGGAGGCGAAGTTGCGTGTCTTGGGCGTTGAAATTCCCCCCGAACGGGAAGCAGGCCCGCCATTATTTGTCATTTCCCCCGACAGAAACTGCCCAGATATCGAAAATATCCCATCCCCTTCGTCACGCTATGACATGCTCTCATGAAACAAATCCTTACCTTTCTTTGTTTGCTTGCGGCCTTCTTCACCGCCCCCTATGTCATTCCCGCCCAGAGAATTACCATCCCCGCCGATCTTCTTGCCGCCAGCGATCTCATTGAACCGCAGCCCGACTACCGGTTCACCTCCGATGGTTGTTCCGGGGGCCTGTCGCTTTTCTGGCGTATCCTCTTTCGCGAATCACCTTCCTTCGAGCATTGTTGTGTGACCCATGATTTTGCCTATTGGCGCGGTGGAACTTCCGATGAACGTGAGCGAGCCGACGCCGTTCTGTGGCGTTGCGTGACCTTGATCGGGCGTCCCACATGGGCGTGGATCATGTGGGCGGGCGTGCGCCCCGGCGGCCATCCTGGCCTTCCCTTTCCTTGGCGATGGGGCTATGGCAATCATTACCGTCCGTTCTACGCGGAGAACTGAATGGCGCGCCTGATCTTCGTCCCGCTCTATCTGTTGTGTCTCGCCGTATGGGCGGCGCGCAAGTTCTCCGCGCCCGGAACTTGGCGTAAGAACACACACAAGCGCTGAGACCTACTAGATGTTGATCGCGACAGAAAGAGGGTGGCACTGTGAAGGATGTGGCACCGAGACGCGTGGACCGCTCGAAGCTTCGCCTTGTGCCAGAGAATGCATCTATTACGGCGCCAGAAGCCACCCTGCCTCGTGGTTTTTCTGGAAATTTGTTCACAACGCGCTGATCCATCCGTTTCTTGCGTTGCCATGGGAACCCCAATGGGCTCAACGCGCACACGATTGGACCGCGAAACGCTGTCTCGGAGGCGGCTGATGAACACAAGATGTAGGGCTGTCCGGGTAAACATGATCGCCATGCGCTTTGCCATCGTTATTGCCGCGCTGCTGATCGTACTCCCCGTCCGTGCGGCGTGCCCGAACGGCCAATGGACGCGGGCAGACTGGAGCCATTGGCTGCGCGTGCGGGATTGGTCCCGCCGTTTCCGCGGTAATTATTCGATGCGGTACAGTCGCCGCAGATGAACCGGGAAAACCTTAATGTCTATGCCTGATCCGCTGGCCACGCCCAAGGACGACAAGCCGGTGAAACTTGTGTTCCTCGACCGCCTCACCATTCAGGGCATCATCGCGCTGACCATCTGTTTCGCCGTGATTGGTCTCACGCTCGTGTGCCTGTTTGTCAAGGTTCCCGCGGACGGCCCGGTCGTCGGCATCATCGCGGGAACCATTAGTGGCCTGATGACTTTGCTCGGCATTATCGTCAAACACTTCTACGACAGCGCAACTCGCACCCCACCAATGGAGAAATAGAGATGGCAAGCCAAGCTAAGATCGATGCCGCCATGAAGGCGGTTCGCCCGCTCGTCGACGCCGACATTGCGGACGCGGAAAAAATGGCCCCGGTATTCATGCGTCGGAAGGTCGACGAGGGAATCCAGGCGCATCGGGCGCAGATCGATGCCTACGTGCTGGCGCTCGTCACCACGGCGATTGATGCAGCCGAGAAGGTATCGGCAGGAAGTTAGAGCGAAGGTTTGGTTCATGAGAGTGTGATGCGGCAAACGGTGAGTTACCAACTATAGGATAAGCACAATGGGAACGAGAGCAGATTTCTACGTTGGTAAAGGCAGCGCCGCCGAATGGATCGGCTCGATTGCTTGGGACGGTTACCGCGATGGCATCGCGGGCTACATCCTCAAAGCAAAGACCGAGGCCAATTATCGGAAGGCGGTCGAGGTCTTTTTGAAGAAGCGCGACGACGCGACGTTCCCTGAGCAGGGCTGGCCGTGGCCATGGGACACTAGCGACACGACCTACTGCTCCTATTGGTTTTTTGACGGGAAATGTTGGGAAGCGACTGGCTATCCGACTGAGTTCTACTTCCCGTGCGATGAGCTGATGCCTGACGAGGACGAGCTTGGCGACAAAATCTATGAAGGACGTGAGCGCGTCGAGTTTCCCGACATGACGGCGCTGCACAAGCAAATAGCGACGCCGGGAAGTAATCGCAGCGGCCTGATGGTCATTACGAGCCGGTGATACCTGATTTTCCGCTTCCCTTCCGGGCACTTGGGTGACCGCCCCGCGCCCTCCCCACGCTCCTGTCCCTCATGAACCAAACCTTAAATCTTCCTTCGCCTGCAACCTTTTACCTTCCTGCGCGTTCCTCCCTATAAACCCCAAGGAGACTCCCCATGTCCGATCCCCATGCTGGCGCCATCGTATTCGTCTATCCGCTGGGCACCGATGAACCCGACAAAGCCTATCCGGCGATCGTCATGGACGTACACCCGGCGGCAAAAGCCAAGGGTGACAAACCCGGCCATTCCGCGACCTTGGACCTCCTGATCGTCGGCTGGCATGCCGCCCCGGTGCTCGAAGCCCCCGGCATCCCGTATCTCGCCAAATGGGACGATGCGGCCCCGCGCCCGTTCGCGCTGGCGGCTCCGCACAAGAAGGCGGAGCCTGTTGCCAAGGCGGCGTGATTCGCGCTATTCTCCCCCTTCGCTCGCGGCGGCGTGGAAAGCAGACACGCAACGAACCGATGGTTCTAGAACTCGGGAAGTGCCGCAGAGTCCGGGCTGATAACCCGGAATGTTGGTTGGCTCCTCTAATCGGCTGGCGCGAGTAGCTAACGCGCATAGCTTGTTATGTGCCAATAGGATAGTCGGAATAGCGCCCGGCCCGCGAGCGAACCGTTGTTTTATGCTATGATGATCCGCGAATCGCCCAAAGGAGGCGCACATGATTGCGCTCGCCATCTGAAATAGGCCATGAGCCTCATCCTTCTGATCCTGATTATTCTGCTGCTGTTCGGCGGCGGGTTTGGTTTTTATGGTGGCCATATTGGCGGCAGCGGCCTCGGTATCGTCGGCGTCATCCTGATCGTGCTTCTGCTCTTCCTACTACTCGGAGGCAGGCTATGAGCATCGGCTTCTGGTTCTGGTTCATCTACGTGCTGTGCGTCATCTTCACGGCGTGGCCATGGTGGAACGACCGCCCTGCTTGGTGGGTCGCTGGAGGATGGTTCTGGCTATGGGTTCTCGTAGCGATCCTTGGCGGGCACGCCTTCGGCGCCCCGTGGAACGTACTGGTGCGCGGCTAACCGCGCTGGGGGTAGCTTTGATACTGGTCGGATGCGACGAACAACCGAGGCGCCAGATTCGACATCTGCGGCCCCCACCTGTTGAGCAGCCCGCACCGCCACGAAAGTCGCAAGTCGACCCGCTGCCGCCCTACCCGCCGCCGCCCAACCCCATCTGTCGTGGGTGCTGACATGAACCTGTTGGAACTTCTCGGCGAGTTTGTCCCCGAATGGTTCATTCGCCGGTCGCTGGCCTTTGTGCTGGGCTTTTGCCTCATGTGCATGGTTCTCGCGGCCCACGAGGTCTGGATCGCACATTGGGTCCCTTGAACGTATTCCCCACTTGACACGAATCACCTTACCGCTTCCTAATCCTCGTCACGTTCCCTGATTCGCGCCGAATCGGGTCGAGCATCGGCCGATAGAACGCCACGCGCGCGTTTTTCATTATCGGCATTTGACCGCGCCGCACGCCGCAGGCGCCTTCTCCCCGGCATTCATATTCGCCGCGCCGGCGAAGAACGAAGCCACAGCCCGGAGACGATCCGGCATGGCCAATTCCCAAGCGCAATTCGGGTTCAAGCACCAGGCGTATCTGGCCGGCGGTGCCCCGGATTACCAACTCTCCCACTACGCCATCGCGTCGGCGCTCGCGACCAGCATCTGCTTCGGCGACGTGGTGCAATATACGAACTCCACGTCCCCATTCATCATTCCCTCAACCCCTTCCTTGGCCACCACCGCCCCGATCGTCGGCATCTTCCAAGGGTGCATGTTCATCCCGACTTCGGGTGGACCGCCCACATGGTCGCCGTTTTATCCCGGATCGGGTGCGGCGCAGAACGCCACCGCCTACGTTATCGATGCTCCCAACGCGGTCTTTCTTGTTGCCGCTGCCAACACGGCCATCACCTCAGCAAACATCGGCCAAGTGGCGAACTTTTCCACCGCCGTCGGCGCCACCACTGGCGGGGCGTTCTCGGCCTTCACCATCGATCAGTCGACCGTCACCTCGGGCGCCGGCGCCACCACCATGCCGTTCCGCATCGTCGGGCTCTACCAGGGCATCGGCAACGGTTCCGATCCCACCACGCCCTTCAACTGGGTCGTGGTCGGCTTCAACAATCAACTGATGCGCTCGAACTTCGGCGCCTGATCGGAGCTACTGGTGCTTTCGATCACCCATAGCCTTGTGATGCAACCCGCGAACGATCAGGGACACGTTGGTCTGGGTCGTGCCGAACATGCGGGCGATTGCCATTTGGCTTATGGTGCCGGCGAGACGACGGATTCCAGCAACTTCGTCGGGCGAGAGAAGTTTGCTGTACATAGTAATGCGCCCGATATCGATGGCGTGCTGTCTGTTTCCTTGGTCATCAACCCACTCAAGATTTGCGGCCGCGTTGTTCCCCTTCATGCCGTCGATGTGGTTGACGAAGGGAAGATGCTTGGGATTTGGGATAAATGCAAAAGCTACCAGTCGGTGAACGAGAAATGTCTTTTTGAAGCTTCCCGCGAACAAATTCACATGACGATACCCCAGGCGGTGGGTTGCGGGCCACAACACTTTTCCGTCAACCCTGCGCGGCCTCAGCCGGCCGGGGCGTATTCGGTCAAGACTTCGGACGCGGCCAAGGTCACTGACTTCGTAGAGTCCCACCAGTTCGGTGACGTGAACGGGTCGCCATTCTTCAACGGCTGTGGTAGTCATGCGGCGGGTCATCCTTCCGGGTTAGGCGGATCGGTGATCAAGAACCCGTCGCGCGCTCGAACGCTCGGCGGGTTCGCTATTCGTAGCACGACAGCGCCCGCCCTTCAACCCATAGGAGGGTAAGTCGTGCCCATTGCTCTAGCTAACATCCGCTCGGAACTCCTCCCAGGGTTGTTCGACGTACGCGGTTCGTACGAAATGATTCCCCGTCAGTGGGACAAGGTATTTTCAACTCACACGTCTAAGTTGGCGGTCGAACGCTCGACCCAGATGGCGTTCGTCGGCCTTCCCCAACTCAAGGACGAAGGCGCTGCCACCCAGTTCGACAACAACGCCGGCGAGCGCTTCACCTGGGCGTTCGTGCATGTCGAAGTCGCGCTCGGCTACGCCATCACCCGCAAGGCAATCGACGACAATATCTACAAGGCGCAGTTCAACCCAACCAACCTGAAACTGCAAGAAGCCTTCGCCCAGTTCAAGGAAATCCAGGGTGCCAACATCCTCAACCTCGCGACCACCTACAATACCTCGGTGATCGGCGATGGCGTCGCGCTCGCCTCGACCGCTCATCCTTACGACGGCGGCACTTGGGCCAATACCTCGTCCACCCCGAAGTCGCTCAACGAATCGACCCTGCTCGCCAACATGACGAACGTGCGCACGCAGTTCGTCAACGAGCGCGGCCTGCGCATTCTCTCGCGCGGCCGCCGGCTGATCGTGCCGCCGAATCTCGAAGGCATCGCCATCCGGCTGACCAAGACCGAGCTTCGCCCCGGCACGGCCGAGAACGATGTCAACGCCATCCTCACGCTCTCGGGCGGCCTGCCGGAAGGCTTCATCGTGCTCGACTTCTTGACCTCCAACTTCGCGTGGGGACTGACGACGAATATCGATGGGCTAATACATATGTTGAGAATTCCATACGAGAGCGATTTATGGGTTGATAACGTCACGGACAATCTTCTTGTCAAGGCCTATGAACGTTACAGTTTTGGGTACAACGATCCGCGCGCTCTCTGGTGGGAAACGCCGACATCGTAAGGACTTAGCAAGGAAATCGACGGAGCTTCCAAAAGTGTACCGTTCGTACACCAACTTCGCGGTTGACAAATTCCCGGAAGGGGCCATACTGATGGCCTCAACCATGGGAGTTACAACCGCCATGACACCGAAAGAACGGAATTCGACGCTCACCGTCGCGTGGCTGCGTGCGAATATGGATTACGCCTCGGACACCGGGGTATTCATGTGGAAAAAACCCGGGTTTGGGCGCACCGTTGGGAAGCCGCTTGGGAGTCGATTGTGGACGAAGGGTAACGCCTACCTGACGATGAAGGTGAACAACACTGTTTACTACGCACATCGTTTGGCGTGGCTTTATCACTACGGCGAATGGCCGTCGGATTCACTCGATCACATCGATGGCGACCGGACGAACAACGCTATCGATAATCTGCGAATTTGTACCGCTGCGCAAAACGCTGCGCGTCGCGACACCAGCCGGCGTACAATCGCCCCGTCGCGCGGAGTATTCCCCCACGGGACTGGATACGTCGCGCGTATCCACTTCGCGGGCAAGCGGCACTACCTTGGGTATTTCTCTCATGCAGCCGATGCCCAGGCTGCTTATGAGAAGGCCGCCAAGGAAATCCACGGTGATTTTGCCCACGCGCCGGAAGTAGTGCCTGCGCGTCCCAACTACTTAGCGCAGGAGTATGAAGCCAAGTGCGAGTGCTGTGGCGCAGAGGGGGCGCGCGGCCCTGGCGATATTCGGCGCGACAGGACGCGTCTCGGCAAGCCGCGAGGTATCCTGTGCATTTGGTGTTACGGTTTGATGCTACAGGTGGATACAGATAAGAAAAAACTCCAACACGTCTTTCGTGGTGCGATGAGATATATCGACCGGCTCACTGTCTTTGACGATGACGACCCGAGATATCAGGAGGCCGTTGGCCATGGCTGACACCAACTTCCGCGGCCCCATCAGCAACATGGGTGCGATGGAACAGCAGAGCGGTACTGCTGCGACCATCGAACCTATGGATGGCCCGATGCTGTCCTATCAGGGCTATGGCGTCCTTGACTTGCAGGATTTTCCCTTCGTTAAGGATGGGCTGCTGCCCGGCCGCCAGGACGCTTATCTGCATTCCTCGTTCTGGACGGTGGATAACGCCCCGCAGGCATCGGCAACGAACGTAATCGCCGCCGTTCAGGCGTCGCTTCTGACTGCGAATGCCTCGATGGCGCTCGCAACCGTCGGTGTTGCGGGCGCAAATGCGGGCAATCCATCGATTGCCGTCGCCGTGCCGATCGTGCCTCAGGGTACGACCAGCGTTAAAAGCGTCATCGCGATTGACTTCGGCTTCACCACCGGCACCACTACGGCAAATTCATCGACGGTCAATTGCGCCGATAACACGCAATTGTCGCTCGGCCAATGGATCGTCATCGGTAACGTCGGCAATTCCGCAAACACCGCTTCGCTGATTACCCAGGTCACGGCGATCTCAACCTCGAACCTGACCGGCATTAACGTCAATCCGGTGCCGCTCGCGACACTAGGCAACGCGCCGATTGGGCAGGCCAACCTGTTTGGGTCCAATCTTATTCCGCTCGGCACCCAGTTCGGTCCGACGAATGTGACCCCTGTGAGCCTTCATAAGGTTATCCAGGCAGGTATTGCGGCTATTCATAACCCGCGCGAGAATCTCTGCCGGGCGCTGTCGGTGTCGCTGACGACCGGCGGCACGGCAACGGCTATCGGGTTCCTGGTCACAGGCTACGACGTGCGCCGAAACCTGATGACGGAATTGATCACGTCGCCGGCGACGACGTCCGCGACTGTGACCTTCGGCAAGAAGGCGTTCAAATTTCTTCAGTCGGTGCAGCAGACCATTCCGACCACGGGCAACACCTATTCGGTAGGATTGGCCGATACGTTCGGGTTTCCGATCCGTGCCGACACTTGGGCGCAGACGGAAATTGTCTGGAATAATGCGGCGATGGTCAACGCCAACGGTTTCACGACTGCGGCAGTAACTTCGCCCGCGACCAATACCACCGGCGATACGCGCGGTACGGTGCAGATATCCACGACCGGCGGACTAGGCACCTCGGTTGCCGCCGCCCCATCGAACGGCACCGCGCGCCTTTCGGTCATGCAGAACGTCGGTGTATGGAATATGGTTTACGCCACACCAAACAACATCGTGCCGATGTTCGGTGTCGCCCAGTCCACGACCTGATAGGAGGGTCTTAAATCATGAAACACCACAAGAAGCACGGCGGCAGGCACCACAAGGCGCGCGGCGGCGCGGAGCACGGAGGTGAAAGCCATGAGAAGCACATGGTCGCTTCGGGCAACCCGAACGTGATCAAGGAAGCCGAGGAACGCAAGCACGGCGGCAAGGCCAAGAAGAAACGCGCCAAGGGCGGACCGGTGACGAAAAACGTGGGGCTGATGACCGGCGGCGCGGTGCGCCCGCGGCTCGATCGCCCTGGCCGCAAGTCGGGCGGTCGCGTCGGCTCCGATTCGGCGCCGCTGACTTCCGCGCATCGCTCCCATGGCGCGGAATCCACGCCCAAGACCCAGGAAGGGGGGATGAGCAGCTAGGCGATGGCGCGGCTCAACGCCAAGCGAAGGAACGCGCTGCCAGCGAAGGAGTTTGCGGGGCCGGATAGGAGCTACCCAATCGAGGATAAGAGTCACGCGCGTAACGCTCTTGCGCGCGTTTCGCAGCATGGAACGGCGGCGCTGAAAGCGAAAGTTCGCGCAAAAGTTCACAAAAAATATCCCGAGATCGGGAAAATAGACGGCGGATCGGTTCGCCACAGAATGGATCGGGCGCCGCGCCACTAACAGATAAAGGCCGCGCATGGCGCCTCCACAAGTAGTGACCTATTCGCTTTCCGCTTTCAACTCGACCAACATCGTCAACGCGGTCGGCACCATCGCGGCCGGCAACTTCACCTTGGCGACGACAACGCTCGACCAGCAGCGCCGCATCAGCTTCACGGTGGCGGGGAACGAATCCGGCAATACGTTTACGATCGTCGGCCTCAATGCCGCGAACATGACGATCACGGAAAATATCACCGGTCCAAATACCGGCACGGTGAATTCGCAACTCGATTACAAGACCTTAATTCGCATCACGGCGCTCACCGGCACCGCAGGCACGGTATCGATCGGCACCAACGGCAATGGTGCGAGTCTGTGGCAGATCGTGAATTGGAACGCCGCCCCCGTGAATATCGCCTATGGGGTGGTGATTCAAAGCGGGTCGGCGAATTATTCCATCCAATACACCTATGACGATCCCAATAATCTTCCTTCCGGCGTGAGCGTGCCGCAGGCGTTCAATCATCCGACGGTCGTATCCACGACTTCGAATCTGGATGGCGCTTCGAACGATCCAATCACGGCATGGCGGTTGCTGGTCAACTCCGGGACAGGGACCGTGCGCGCGACCGGTATCCAGGCTGGCCTAGCGAGCCCATGACATGGCGGACTCGACCGGCACCAATACCAGTCAGGCTCTGTCTGCCAGTGCGATGCCCGCGCTGGGCGGGGATTTGTCAAGCGTTGCGGGGACAACCAATATCAGTGTTGTTAAGATCAATGGGACAACCACACTCGGCGCGTCGTTCCTGCCTGCCTTCGGGGGTGATCTCTCAAGCGTTGCCGGAACAACAAATATAACCGTGGCGTCGATTGGCGGGGTGACGCCCGGACCTGCTGCGACCGCGGCCATCGGACAGTTACCGGGAATTGCCTCGAATACCGCGGCCGTTGCCGGCAACATCGGCCAGTATATTTCATCGGCGCTCGCCGCCGGTTCCGCCTTGGCACTCGCCACCAACACGGTCACCAGCGTGGTGTCGATCCCCCTCACTGCCGGCGATTACGATGTATGGGGCACCGTGTTTATTACGATCCCGAGTTTGACGGTGGTCAAGGAAATCCAGGCGGGCGTCAATTCGACCAGTACCTTACCAACTGCAACGACGGGACAACTTAATCAAGTCTCCCTCGGAGCCGGATTGACCGGCGGAAGCGATATGGGATGCCCGACGGGGCTTGGACAAATGCTGTTCGCGACGGCGGGGACGGCATTTTTAGTGACCAACGCGCAATTCACTAGCTCGACCGCGGGCGTCTATGGCGTAATCCAGGCGCGGCGGCGACGATAGAAAACAAACAAGATGGCAAGTTCCGGCACCTATGCGTTTTCGCCGTCAAACGGCGAAATCGTGCTCGCCGCCTACGAGCGCGTCGACGTGCGCGGGCCGGCGATTCGTTCCGAGCATATGCTTTCGGCGCGGCGCGAACTCAACTTCATGTTTTCGGAATGGTCGAATCGCGGTGTCAACTTATGGGAATTAAATAGAACACAAACAACCTTGACCCAAGGGACCGCGACCTATTTGGTGCCAGCAAAAACCATCATGATCCTCGATTCCTCGATCGTGCTCAACTTCGGACAGTCGAATGAATCGCGGCGCTACATCACGCCGATTTCCTATTCCGAGTACATGACCTATGCGAACCAGCAGACACCAGGTCCTCCGACCGTCTATTTTTTCGACCGTCTCATTGCCCCGACTGTGACCTTCTGGCCGGTGCCCGATGGCAACGGGCCTTACACCTGGGATTATTATTCGTATACCCAGATTCAGGACGCCAATCTCGCTTCGGGCGAAACCCCTGACGTGCCGTGGCGCTGGAACGATGCGCTGGTGGCGGGGCTGGCGGCGCGGTTGGCCAAGATTTATCCCCCGCAGGGCGCCCCGATGGCGGACCGCATCGCATTTGAACAAGCGCGGGAAAAGGACGCGGAAAAGGCTTTCACCATCGCGGCGACTCAGGATACCCAGAACGTGCCGCTGAAATTCGCGCCGCAAATAACGGCATATTTCCCAAGGTGACGGATGAACCAAATTAACATTGAGTGGTTGGTCAAGGAAATCGAGGCGCGTTTTCCGGTGGGAGAATCGACCGACTGTGCGCTTTCGGTGACCGGGGAACCTTATGTCGTGATCGGGGCGCAGGATCATCGCGACGGACTACCGCAGATTCCAGGAACCATCGACGAAGGCAAGCGGCGGGAGTTGGCGTTCGATGAAGAAACCGCCGTAATGTCCGCGCTGAAGTGTTTTGAAGATTATGCGCGTGAGCGCATAGGTACGCTTTTTTGGCGCGTCAAACCGGAGTTGGAGTGGATTGAGGATCATTCGCGTTGCAAGGTCTATTTGCGCCTTCTCATCAGCGATAAGTCGGTGATGAAAACGAAAGCCGCATGACATATGTCCTGGCGCCCGCATCCCAAGCACACGATCACCGATCCCGACAGTCCGCGGGCCTGGGCCACTTGCGACAGGACGGGCTTTCTTGGGAATCATGACGACCTGCAATGGCAGTACGAATGGGCTGGGACTTCGTTGGTCAATCAACGCCGCCTAGTTCTGACCGACTATTTGGACGAGCCGCAGCGCCAACTGGGCACGCTCATTCTCCCGCCCGATCCTCCCTCGATCATGAATGCCCGGGTAGAGAACTACACGATCGATGAGGAACAGTCGACGCGGGTGACGATGGACGGGTCGGTGCGGGTGCTCATCGGTAATATCAATCCGCCGCAGCGGATCACGATCGGGGAGTAACGTGGTCACCGCGCTCCCCGCCAATGTCAACCTGACGCAGTTGCTGGCGGCCAACCCCGGCACGACCATCGTCGGGACCGAGCCATTGGAATCGGTGCAGTCGGGCACGTCGGTTGCGTTCACGCTCAATCAGGTTCTTTCGTTCGCGCAAAGTAATTTCTCGATCGGGAAGCTTGCCGCCGTATCCGGGCTCTCAGTTCTCGGCGTTACGGGCACTGCCAGCGCTACTGTGGCTGCGATTGCCGGGGTTGCGGCGCAGATTTTGGCGGTCAATGCCGCCGGCACGGGCCTTCTGTTCACCGGCGCGCCGACGCTCGCGACTTCGGTCACGGCGCCGCTTTTCAACGCCAGCAATACGGCCATCGGATATGAAATAAACGCAACCACGATCATCAATTTTTTGACCAACTATACGGTGATCTACGCGCCTGACGGCGCCCAAGGCTTGGTGCTCGGCAATGCGACCGATCCGACCAACTATTATAAAGCAGCGACCCATGCGTTTCGTGATCGTTCGAGCGTCACGAAAGCGACGATTCCCATGGGGCCGGTTGTTTCCGGCGGAACGACTTCGCTCGGGTTTATTTTTACCGTGCCGAACGTCGGCATGTTTGTCGGGACCGGCGCCCCGACCTTGGCGGCCGGAACGTCGTCGATCTACTTCCGCAACGACGGCGCGACAAACACGTCCCGGCTCTACATCAACACCAATGGCTCAACCGGTTGGACGGCGGTCACCGCATGAGCTACACCTATTCCTCTTTCGTCTCGACCCTATCCAACATGGTGGTGTGGCCGTCGACCGACGCGCGCTTCCAGGCGGTATTGCCGGGCATCATCGATGACACGGAACAGCGGGTTTATCGCGAACTTTCACTAATCGCGACACAGGTCGCCGACACTACGACGTTTTCCCTCAATACGCGGCTGATGAATCTGCCGAGCAATATCGGCACCTTCATTGTGGTCGATCGGGTCAACGTGATCACGCCGTCATCGCAGACCAATCCCGAACTGGGGACGCGCAATGCGCTCGTGCCGGTATCGGAAGATGTACTCGACATGCTCTGGCCCTCGTCGACGGGTTCGACCGTGCCGCAGTATTTCGCGATGCGTTCGCAGGATCAGATCATCGTCGGGCCTTATCCTGATGCGGCCTATACCGTCGAGGTGATCGGCGAGCAGCGCCCGGCGCCACTCTCGGCCTCAAACACCACGACATTGCTCACGGTGTTCCTGCCCGATCTGTTCATGGCGGGCGCGCTGGTGTTCACCAACGGGGCGATGAAGAACTTCGGCATTGCGGCGGATGATCCGAAGTCTGCAATCACCTGGGAGAGTCATTTTCAGACGTTGTTGAAATCCGCCCAGGTCGAGGAAGCGCGCAAGATGTTCACCAGCGCGGGCTGGTCATCGAAGGAACCGGCGCCGCTCGCAACGCCGCCACGGAGTTGATCGATGGCCGATCCACAAAGCGGCAACACCGGAATGAACGTTCCGGCCATCGGGTCCGATACCGGGACCTGGGGCGGGAGTCTGAATTCCAACACCAACGCCCTCGACGGCATGTTGGGTGGGGTTCTTGCTCTTTCCTTGACCGCCGCTGCGACGACGACGTTGAGCCTGCCGGCCGGATTCACGCCGACGCCATCGGCGGGGCCGGTGCAGTCGCAGAACGCCGTGATCAAACTCACGGGAACCTTGAGCGGCAACAACGTTCTCGTCTGCACTCGGCCAGGGTTCTATATCGTCTACAACAACTGCACGGTCGGTTCTTTCGTCGTCACCATGTCGAACGGGGCGGGAAGCGCGATCGGGTTGCCGCCGGGGGTGCTACAACATGTGTTCAATGACGGAACAAATTATTATCACTGTAATCTGCCGTTGGTGGGTGCCTTGCAACATATGTGCGTTGCCACCACGCCGGGATGGATCACGGCTTCAACCCTGCCGCCGTTTCTTGGGTGCGACGGATCGACCTACAACATCTCCGCCTATCCCAATCTGGGCGTAACGCTCGGCTCGACCTTCGGCGGCAATGGGGCTACCACCTTCGGGGTGCCGGATTTGCGCGGGCGCGTTCCTGTGATGCTCAATCTTGGAAGTGGTCGAGTGAGCACGGCAGTCAGTGGTGGTTTGGATGGAAATACGCTAGGCGCGGGCGGTGGGGAAGGAAGTCACACACTCGTGACCAACGAAATCCCCGCTCACAGTCACGGCGTTACCGATCCAACGCACACTCATCCTTTTACCGCATCGCTCTCTGCCGCAACATTCGGGTCGGGTGGTTTTACTGGGGGCGCGTCGCCTAGCGCTGGCAATACCAGTGCTGCCTCGACCGGTATTTCCATTCAGAACACGGGCGGTGGTGCGGCTCATAATATCATACAGCCGGGTCAAGTCACCGGCATCTGGCTCATCAGGGCGGCTTAGATGCCGTTCGGGTCGGTCCGTCTCATTCCTGGGGTCAATGTCGAGCGTACACCGACGTTGCTCGAAGCCGGTTTTGCCACGTCGACCGCGATTCGCTTCAAGGATTCGCTCGTCCAGAAGCAGGGCGGCTTTGCAAAATATTATGCCAGTCCGGTAGCCGGCGTTCCGCGCGATCTCCATGCGTGGCAGGATTTGAACCAGACAAATCATCTCGCCTACGGATCGACCACGCAGTTGGGGGTGATTACCAGCACTTCGCTTGCGGTGATCACGCCGCAGATTTTGACGAGCAATTTTACCGCGCCGGGAAATTTCATCTTTACCGCGACCAACACGACGGTGACGATTTCCGACGCGAGCGCAACCAACGTCACGGTGCTCGATGCGGTCTATTTCAACACGCCGGTTTCCGGCGGTGGGATCGTGCTCTCGGGGCTTTATCCCATCGTGGCCGTTACCGGCAGCAATTCCTATCAGATACAGAATACGCTTGCGGCCTCAGTGACGACCACGACCGCACACACGCCGATCTTCACCAGCGCGGCCAATTCCGCGACGATTGCGGTGCAGATCAACAATCACAACGCGGTTGCCGGCAACACCGTGGTGTTTCCGATCTCGACTTCGTTGAATGGGGCGACCATTCAAGGTAGTTATGCGGTCAATTCGGTGATCGATGCCAATGATTTCAACATCACCGCGAACGTGCAGGCGACGGCCGCTGGTACGACGGCGATGAATGCGGATCGCGCGCAATTGCTCTATTATCTCAATCTCGGACCGCCGGCGGTCGGGACTGGCTTCGGTCTCGGGCCGTTCGGCTCGGGTGGGTTCGGCTTCGGCACTACGCCCTCGTCGTTGACCGGCAACCCGATCACGGCGACCGACTGGACTTCTGACAACTGGGGACAGATATTATTGGAATGCCCGAAGAACGGCGGGCTTTATCAGTACGATCCGACTGCGGGTTACACCAATGCGGCCCTGGTGCGCACGGCACCGATCTTCAATGGCGGCATGTTCGTATCCATGGCGCAGCAAATCGTGGTGCTGTGGGGCTCTACCGTCACCCAGGCGATCGGCGTCGCGCAGGACCCGCTGCTGGTCAAATGGTGTACCATCGGGGATTTCCTGTCGAATACGGCGTGGACGCCATTGACCACGAATCAGGCGGGGTCCTACCGGATTCCAACCGGATCGAAGATCGTTTGCGGTTTGGCGGCACCGAACCAGAATCTGATTTGGACCGACCTCGATTGCTGGGCGATGACCTACCAGGGGCCGCCGTTCGTCTACGGCTTCAATAAGATCGGCGCGGGCGCGGGGGCAGTATCTTCGCACGCCATGCAGCAATTGCGCGGCGCCGTGTTCTGGTGGGGGCCGAATAACTTCTTTGTCTATGCCGGCGGGGCGGTGTCGGTCATTCCCTGCCCGGTGTGGGATGCGGTATTCCAGAATCTCAATACCGCGTTTGTGCAAAATGTGCGGGCGATGCCGAATACTCCCTTCAACGAGGTGGGATGGTTGTTTCCTTCGTCCGCGTCGTCTAGTGGGGAATGCGATTCGCACATCAAGTTCAACATCACCGAACCGGGAGCGCCGTGGGATATCAACATCGGCAATTCACAGTTGGCGCGATCGTCGTGGATCGACCAGACCATTCTCGGGGCGCCGATTGCCACTTCGCCGACGGGATTCATCTATCAGCATGAGACGACCAACGACGCCGACGGCGCGCCTCTGTCATGGTCATGGACCACGGGCTATTTTCTCATCGGGGAAGGGGAGGATTTCTTCTTCGTCGACCAGATTTATCCCGACTGGAAGCTCGGCACCTATGGCGGATCGCAGGGCGCGCAGATCAACATGACGTTCAACATCATCAATTATCCGACCGATACGCCGACAACCTACGGGCCATATCTTTATAATTCCTCGGTGCAGTATCTGTCCGTTGCGTTGCGCGGACGGCAGATGTCCATCACGGTATCGGGAAATGATCTCGGTTCGTTCAGCAGGTTGGGGCGGGTGCGTTATCGCTTCCGCCCGGATGGGAGGGCGTAGTGAAGAATTTGGTTCATGAGAGGGGAGCGAATAGGAAAGAATCATCGGTCACCGTTCTTCCCGACTTGTTCCGGTAATCTTCAATGGCCGACGCCAGCACGCAAGCCCCAGCCTGGACGCCCCCGTGGCAGGGCGGGGGCGGCGACGGGTCGCTGTCCGATGCCGTCTCCAAGCTCCAGGCGATCGCGCAGAATCTGGGCCAGCAGAATAACATCGCCTACCGCTCCAATGCGCTCGCGATCGGCACCACCCTGGCCTTCAACGCGATCGGGACGGCGGCAACAACCGTGCTTTCAGCCGATACCTCCGCCTTTCCTCGCACGGGCATCCTGTTCCATAACCCGATGTCGGCAACGGCCGTGATCGTCTCGCCTTCGACCTTGGGGGCGACCTTTACTAGCCCCGGCGGGGGCTGGGTGATCCTGCCCTATGACTATCTTCCGGTGGCGGGGGCGGTTGCCGCCTTTGCCTGGACCGCCGCCGTTCAGGCGGGGACAACCGGGGCTTTGACGATTGCCACTTCCCCATATTGAGGGCGAATCAGTTTAACGTTGCGGCGTCATCATGGTCGGTCGCCTCAACCCCAATTGGATCGTCCCTACCGCCCCGCGCGGTACCTCGGATAATCGCGCGGCTTCGACGGCGTTTATTACCGCGGCCGTTGCGACTTCTGCGGCCCAAGCATTGGGTCCGTTCGTTACTATGGCGAACGGCACCGTGGTTGCCTCGGTTGCCGGTTCCGCACTGACTCTTGCCATTAAGACGCTTGCAGGCGCCGATCCATCGGCGAGCGATCCAGTTACCTTTATTTTTAGAAATAGCACTGCGGCACTTGGTAATTATGTTGTCGTGCAAATGACCTCAGCAGGTAATCCTGGGTCGCAGGTTACTATTCCGTCGGGCGCTACATTAGGGCATGTCTCAAATCGTAATCAGCAGATCATTCTTTATATAGTAAACTTTGGAGGAACGCCGCTACTAGCAGTCGGAACGCCGCTCTTTGATTTGTCAGTTCGAACAAGAGCATGCGCGGCGCTTACTTCTGGCTCGACGAGCGCAAGCACGCTTTATTGTGGCGGTGGTACGGGTGCTATTCCCTATTATCCCCTCGCGCGCTGTGTCTCCAATCAGGCGACGGCCGGAACCTGGGCCGCCAATCCGACTCAGATAGACCTCGCTCCGTTCACGCTGCCGTCGAATTACTGCAAGCTGTCCTTAATCGGCAACGTGAACATCCCCAACGGCGGGTTCAGCGTAATTCCTTATGACACAGTTGTTTCTGACAACGACGGCATCCGTGTGGGATCGAGCATTCAACCGAATGTTCCTGGCACGTACCAGTGTGTTTGCAACGGGTACTGCATCGGATCGGTAGTGCAGGTTGACGTAGGTGTCACAAGAAATGGGTTCTTTCAAGCGCGCGTGATTTCGGGCGCAAGCGGCGAAGGAGCGGCGGCGCTCACCGCCACTGTGTCATTTAACGGCACGTCGGATGTGCTGGCGGGGCTGGTCGCGCCCATAGTGAACAACCCAGGAATACCGACTTCACAGGCAACAGGGCTGGACGGGAGCTTGAACAATTTGAGCCTCATCCGCGTCGGTCCATAGAAGAAACAAAAAATGGTCACGCCTGTTTACCCTACCACGTGGTACTCTGTCGTCGGCGACAGAAACCCGCTGACTACGGTGTTTGAAAATTCAACTGGTCAGTACGTCAGTAATACGAGCGCGAACTATTTGTCGTGGGTGGCTAATGGCGGAAGCAAATTTAAGCTCCCTAATGGCCAGCAGATTGTCGTGTCCAATGTTGCCAACAACGGCTCTGGCAAGAACCGCCTTTCTGTTTCTGACACCAGCTTAATGATGAACGGCGACGCCTGGGTGGTGCAAAACACCGGCACGGCGGCGGACGGGACCGCAACGATAACGGTTGTCAGTGGCACCCTGGTGGACTTGTCGTCGGCGTTCGTCTCCGGCGGTTTTGTGAACGGCGTGATCGATCGCGGCGAGTATTTTGCCACGAACGCTGCAATGGCTGCACGGAACAACACTTTAGCGACAGCGAATATACCGACGACCACGCCATGGGCTGCTCCGACTCAGCAGGCGCCGGGTACACTGACGAATCCCCTGAAGGGGAACACGATCATTAAGAGCACGTCGACTTCAGTACAGAATGTCGTGCTGCCTCCGATGAACCAGCCGCATTCGTGGCCAATCGGCGTGCCGTTCACGATCACCAACCATCCCCTCTCCAAGGGGCCGCTGGCGCTCCTTCTGCAAGATGGGGTCTCGGGAGCGCCGCCGTGGAAAACTACATCTGCAAACATTCCACCTGGCCAATCGGTGACGCTTGCCCTTACTGCCAATGACACAGCGAATGGAACCCACACCGTAGTTGGAAGCTCTACGGTTGCCTTGGCCCTGCACAATTACTTCGTTTGCGGTGACACCAATCCTGGCACTCAAGTATTCTCGGAAGATCCTGGCAATTCGCCCGGCTCGTTCATCGCAAACATCAACGCCACGTACAAGACGTGGCTGCAACTGCACGACCCGGCGCAGGAAGTTGGCGGTGGCGTCGTCTCCACCTCAAGCGGGACGGCGGGAGTTATCCGCGTCCAGTGCACAGACACCTCGCAGTTCGTCAACAATATGGTGCTCGACTTCGTTGGCGACGTGACCGGCGATGCCTTGGCAAGGGCGATTACGGTTATCGACGGCACGCATTTCGACATCCAGGGGACGACGTTCTCCACACCGGATGGACCCGGTAGTAAAATCTACGGAGCCACGTACTTCGCCACGGCGAACCCCGCACTTTATACTTATATCGATGCGTACAACCAAACTGTTATACCGCAGCCACAAGCAGCGGTCCTAACTGGGGTTAACTACCAAATACCGAATACACCGCCGGGGCTTTTGAATATCAGCGCCACTGCGCAGAGTTTAATTATCACTTTGCCGCAGATGAATTTGTTCGGCAGCCTCGCTGTGGGTCGATTGTTCCTTATAGCAAACACCGGAACGAATGTGTTTTCTGTCAGGACATTTGGGGCCGGTCCGGGTTCGGATAGACCAATAGCAATTGGCGGCGTGCTGGCGGTGTATCAAGATATTATAACTGGATTGGTGGGGGGGTCTATAGAGTACAAATACTGGCCGCAACCTAATCGAACAGCGTTTGGAAATGCAAATAATGGGCTGAAATCTAATAGTGCATTGCTTAACGTTTTTGTTACTAATGCTGCATTCACTTTAGCACGAACGTGGACGCTCGACCAAGCGATATATTATCCACCGGGGGCGCTGATATTAGTTAGCGACGATTTTGGCGGGGTGACAGCCTCAAACACACTTTCTGTCGCGCCAAATAGTACGTTGCCGGACACCATCAACGGAGGGGCGGCATCCGTCGTAATTAACCGGGCGCGCGGTTTCGTTTTGCTAGAGTGTGATGGTGTTTCCAATTTTACCGTCGTCGGCGGCAAAGGATCACTCAATTTTAGCGATTTGCTTGGCACGATTTCGACGGCACAGCAGGGTGGCACGGCTGGCGGCGATCTCGGAGGGACATATCCTAATCCGAGTGTTCTCACTGCAACGACTCAGGCAGCAGGAGACAATTCTACAAAGGTTGCCACTGACGCCTTCGTCACTACGGCAATCAATAATGCCATTGCGGCCGTCAATCCGGCGGTCGCTGTGTCGGCGGCTACGACGACTGTGCTCCCCAACACGCCGACATACAACAATGGCGTGAGTGGAATAGGGGCGACTCTGACGGCAGGGGCGAATGCCGTTCTAGTGGTGGATGGCTATACGCCTCTACTGAATGATCGCATTCTCGTGAAGAATCAAGCGAGCGCATTCCAGAATGGCGTCTACAACGTTACGCAGCTTGGTATTGCTGGTGTGCTTCCGTGGATACTGACTCGCGCGCTCGACTACGACCAACCCTCAGACATTAACTTTACGGGGGCAATCCCGGTAGTTAGTGGGACGGTGAACGCGACCACTCAGTGGGTGATCACTTCGACGGTGAACACGGTCGGGACGGACGCACTTACCTACGCACAATTTACCGTTGCGCCGTTGAAGCTAATTCAAACTGTAAAGGTCCAAACCTTCACCGCCAATGGCACCTACACGCCGTCGGCGGGGATGCTCTATGCGACAATAGAGTGTGTAGGTGGCGGTGGTGCTGGTGGTGGATGCGCCGGTCCAGTCGGGAGCAATGCTGCTGCCACGGGAGGAGGCGGCGGAGGCGCTTATGCCCGTAAGACGGTAACGGCTGCGGCGGTTGGGGCTTCTAAAACAGTTACGATTGGTGCTGCTGGCGCTGCGCCAACGGCCGGGAATAATGCAGGAGGCAATGGCGGAACGACCTCAGTTGGGACGCTTTGCTCGGCCGGTGGTGGTGTTGGGGCAGGAGGAAATGCCGGCGCCGCAGTATGGGCGCAAGCCGCAGGCGGCGCTGGGGGGACCGCAACTATAGGAGACGTGCTGGCAGGCGGTAACGGTGGCACTGGCGCATTCGGTAACGATGGAAACGCGCTGATGGCTGGCAATGGTGGGGCTTCCGGTGGAGGTATGGGAGGCGGTGGGCCAGGAGCGGCTGGTATTGGCACTGGCTCCGCTGGTCTGAACTATGGTGGTGGCGGCGGCGGTAGTGGGCAAATTTCTGGCGGTGCGGCTTTATCTGCTGGTGCGGGTGCGCCCGGCGTGGTCTACATCACAGAGTTCTGTAATCAGTAACTCAAAGAACGCGCTGACCGATTCCTTTCTGACGCGACAGGTAGAACATACATGAACGACTACATCCCGCAACCCATCGTCACCCGCGAGCCGCAATATGCCGCCTGCTTTGCCGAGCCGCCCGTCACCTTGGGGCCGATGATCGGCTCGACGTGGCGGTGGAATCCGGATAGGCTCTCGTTCGTGGCCGCGCGCTATCGCTTCGTTGCGCAGCACGTCAAGGGGTTGGGCCGGGTCGCGGAAATCGGCTGTGCCGATGGCTTCATGTCGGAAATCGTGCGGCGCAAGGTGATCAAGCTTGATCTTTTCGACTTCGATCCGGTGTGGAAGAATTACGAGCCGCGCATTACCACCTGGGACATTCTCGACGGGCCGCTGTGGAAAGCCATTCCGGGGGTGCGGTTCGATGCGGTCTACATGGTCGACGTGCTCGAACATATCCGGCCCTCATCGGAACCAAGGTGCATGCGGCACATCTGCGCTTCGTTGATCAGCGATGGCATCTTCATCGCCGGGGTGCCGTCATTGGAAGCGCAGCAGCATGCCGCGGACATCTCCAAGGCCGGGCACGTCAATTGCCGCTCGGGGGAACAACTCAAGTCCGACATGCGGGGCTATTTCAAGAACGTGTTTCTGTTCACCATGAACGATGAAATGATCGGGTCGAATTTTCCCCAGATGGCGCATTATCTCTTCGTGATTTGCTGTGGACCGCGCAAGGATGGATGGTATAGCCCGGATCGGGATGAGCATGACGTGACCAATGGGAACGGAGATGGGTGATGACGAAAGAGGAAGTGCGCAGCGCAGCAGCGCTCGTTGACGAGATCGAAGGACTGGAACGGCAGGCGCTGTTGATATCCAAGGCAGGAGACTTCACCTTGAATACGGCGGGTCACACGCTGATAAAGATCAAGGGGGAGGACAAGGAGTCTCTGTTCCGCGAGATTGTTGTCTTGCTGTTGCAGGAAATCGAACGCAGGTTGATGAGGGCGAGAAACAAACTCCGCTGCATGGGTGTGTTCGATGCGGAGAAGGCGGCTTAAAAAGATTTGGTTCAAACGCCGGCCCAGGCGGTGGCGTGATCCGGGCGGTCAGGTAAGAATCTCCGTGTTGACGCGCCGGCTTCCTGCTGGGATTACCTCGGTTGACCGCCCCGACTAACCTACGGGCGCACCTCTCATGAACCAAACAAACCAGGAAGGCAGCAATGGCCGGTAAGCCGTGGGCGAAGGATGATCCGCGTCGCGCATTTCATGCCGAGCGCATGCGCAAGATCATGGCCGATCCGGCATTACGCGAACGCTCGCGCGCGATCATGAAAAAAGTGCGTAGCGACCCCAATCATGAGCGGATGAGGCGGGCTAAACGCTACACCAAGGAAAACAAACGCCGCGCGTCACAACGGCTCAAGGCGATGCACCGTGATCCGAAATTTTCGACGAAGGTGAGGGCGGCATTGAAGGCCGCGCGCGAGAATCCCGGCTACCGCGGCAACACCGATACGACGAAGGCGCGGCTTGCGCGCGCCGAACTCGACCGGCAGCGGCGCGGCGGCGACATACCTCAAGGCTATGAGGTGGAATATCGACGCCTGCGCAAGATCGCCGGCGCGGCGGGAGCTTTGACCATTATCCGCCGCCGGATAGCGGACCACGAACCGGTCCCGGAATCTTACCGGGAAACCTATAATTATCTTGTGGGCCGGATGGAACTTGGCCCCGCCGATGCCCACGAAATTATCCGCGCCCAAGTCGCGGCCGATGGGGCGATCGATGCGCGAATCACTTAAGGTGCGACCATGCCCCTGCTCCATTCGTCATCGAAATCTGCCCTGCGGACCAACATGCGGACGCTGGACGAAGATATCGGCAAAAGTCCGCATGTGAAATCGCGGGCTCAGGCAATCGCGATTGCCCTCAATACCCAGCGCGAGGCGCGGAAAAAGGGCCGCAAAAAAGGCGGCCGCATCCACTTCGACATCGGCGGTTTTGCCAATCCCAACGCCGCCCCGGTCTCAGGCCCGCCCATGCCGACGGGGGGGCTGGGGGCTGCGATGCCCCCGCCGCCACCTCCGTCTCCGCCAACTGGGAGTTATTCCCCGCCGCCAGCGCAGCCGGAGCCCCCGCCTGCGCCCGGCTTTGGGACACCGGATGCCGGCGGGGGGGCTTGGGGGAATTCTGCTCCGCCCTACGGCGGCATAGGACGATTCGGCTTGGGGCCGCCGGGCAACCCTTCTTACGTCAACGCCATTCCCTTATGGTATCCCGGCGCAGGCGGCATGGGCGGTTTTGGGGGGTTTCCCGGCGCGGGTTCCGGGGCCATGGGCAGCAAGGACGGCGGGGGGATTCAAAGGTTGGCGCTGGGCGGACCGCCCGCACCTTGGTTCGTGCGGAACGAGGCCAGGGGCATGATGCACACGGGGCCGATACCCTCGATTGTTCCGGGCCGCACAGATCGTCACGGGATGAAAGTTCCCTCAGGAAGCTACGTCCTCCCGGCAGACCACGTGAGTTCGCTGGGCCAGGGCAATACGCAGGCCGGTTATGCCGTGCTCAATCGCATGTTTCATAGTGGGCCGTTCGGGGCTGGCGCGCCGAAGATGGGGCACGGAAGTTTGCCGAGGCCGCCCAAATTGCAAGGCGTGATGACTTCACAGGGCGGCGGCCGTGGGCATGATGTCGGATCGCCGGTCGAGGTCGTGACGGCGGGCGGCGAGTATGTTGTGCCGCCCCATGTGGTGGCGGCTATTGGTGGTGGGAATGTCGATCATGGGCACAAGGTGCTCGATATGTGGGTCAAGAGCAACCGCGAAAAACACATCAAAACGCTGAAAAAACTACCAGGACCGGCGAAGTCGTGATATAAGTCAACGAGGTCCGCAAGGTGCGTCCAACGCCTCGCGGACCCCTAACCAAAACGAGTATAGGGGACTCGAAATGGCTGATGATGACGCTACGTTGCGAATCATCTCTTGTAAAGAGGCGAGAAGTCATGGACTTAAGCGCTATTTTACTGGGAAACCATGTCCGCGCGGACATGTATGTGAACGATATGTATCTAACACAGACTGCATTCGCTGTACGGGTAACGATAAACTACTGTGGCATGCCGAAAATCGTGAGAAAGCTCTCAAACAGATGCGGGTGCGGTACTATGCCAATCGCGAACAGGAACTAGAGAAGGCGCGCATTTATTATATTCAGAATCAAGAGCGGTTAAGGGAAAAGGTTAGTAAATGGAGACGAGACAATCCCGAATTGGCAAAACAAGTTTTGCGGCGCTTTTATGCCGCCAATCGAGAAAAAATGAACGAGTGGAACAGGCAATGGTACGAAGCAAACTGGGATAAAAAACGTGAATATCGCAACAGGCGCCGAGCGAGGAAATTAGCAAGTGCCGGTTCTCACACTGCGGAGGATTTGGCTGAAATCTTTAGGGCACAAGGAGGAAAGTGCGCATATTGTACGTCTGTGCTCGGTAAAAGATTTAGACATGTCGATCACATTGTACCGCTAAGCAAAGGAGGGACGGATGATCGGAAAAATCTTCAGTTTTTATGCGGCCGATGCAACAACAAAAAGTACAATCATGATCCTCTATACTACGCCCGCACGCTAGGCTTGCTGCTATGATATACCGCAACGCAGTCGAAGCCGCGCTTATTTTGTCCGGCAAATATAACTTGCCGAGGAAATTTCTGACCGTCACGGGCCTTGATGCCTATGGACAGGAAATGACCGAAGAGATACCCGCCATTGATCACGCTCGATTGAATGCGGACATCGCGGAGATCATGGCGGGGAGGAAGCCATCGCCCGTGCGTGAAATTAGCTGCATTGTGTGTGAATCATGACCGTCCGCATAGCCACCCGCGCCGACGAAGGCGAGATCATGCTCCTCCTGCATCTCATGCACGGGGAATGCGGGATGCTCTCGTTGGACGAGGATTGTGCGCGCGAGACGTTCAATCTGTCCTTCGACCGCAAGGGCGGGATCATCGGGGTGATCGGGGAGCCGAAGAACATCAAGGCGATGATCTGTCTGTTGATCACGCGATTCTGGTACACGAAGGAAAACCATCTGGAAGAATTGTTCAATTACGTGCGGCCGGATGCCAGGGAGTCCGATCATGCCAAAACGCTGATCGCCTTTGCCAAGGAATGTGCCGAGAAGATCGGAATTCCGCTGGTGATCGGGGTTCTGACCAACAAACAAATGGCGCCGAAGGTGAGGCTTTATCGGCGAATATTGGGAACGCCGGCCGGTGCATTCTTCGTGCATAACCGTCCCGCCCGCTGGGCTGGCGATGACTATGCGAATGAGGATTTCTGGCGCGCGACATTTGCGGCCCGGAAAGAAAAGTCGCTGCCGCTGCCGATTGCAATTCATACCGCGGCAATGGCGGGGATGATGTAAAGGTTGGTTCATGAGGGCGGAGCAGATAGGAGAGGATTATCGGTCACCTGAGGAAATCCCGGTAAGAGCCCTGGGCCGTCCTCGCTCACGGCATACAAGGAGACCTAGGCTCTTGGCAAGGCGCCGGGGCGCACCGCAAACCTCAGGTGACCGATGATCCTATCAATCCGCGCTTCCCTCTCATGAAACAAACAAATAGAGAAACAGGCGATGGGAAACAAGGGTAGTCAAACGACGACCACCAACACGTCGCCGAATCCGTATGCGATGACGGCTTACAATCAATTGATTGGAGGCGCCCAGGGCGTCGTAAACCAGAATCCGTTTCAAACATATGGCGGCGAATTTGTAGCTGGAATTAACCCGCAACAGTACGGCGGCATTGGCGGCATCAACAGATACGCGGAATCCGCCCAGCCGGCAATTTCCGCCGCCGAAATGATGGCACTGTCGGGTGCCACCCCAATTTCTTCGGGCGACATCCAGAATTATTATAACCCGTGGCAGCAGAACGTCGTCGGCGCGACCGAGGCGCAATTCCAGAACATGAACGCCCAGCAGCAGCAGCAAGTGCTGGGCAACGCCGCGCTGCAAGGGGCGTTAGGAGGTGACCGCGTAGGCGTGGCGCAGGCCAATCTCGCCGGCCAGCAGCAGCTATCGCAGGCCCCGGTTATCGCGGGACTTGAATCGCAGGGCTTCAATCAGGCGGCACAACTCGCGCTCGCGGCGAAGCAGCAGCAGGCGCAGGGCGCCTATTCGCTCGGTAATCTCGGAGTGGCGGGCCAGCAGGCGGGGCTGACCGGCGCGGGGGCGCAAATCCAGGCCGGGACCTTGGAACAGCAGAACAAGCAGCAGCTTGACGCCGCGCTCTATAACCAATTCCTGATGCAGCAAGCCTTTCCCTACCAGCAATGGCAATGGCTCGCGGGAATAGATACCGGGGTAGGAAGCCAGATGGGGGGCACCTCGACCACTACGGGACCGCCTCCGTCATTGCTTGGCCAGTTGGGTGGGCTTGGGCTTGGCGCCATCGGTGTCCTCGGGGGCACGGGCGGATTTGGGCCATCGGGCTATCTCAAGACCATGTTCGGCGCCAAGGGCGGTGGCGTGAACGCGGAAGAGGCCGATCAGCCCTATCCCGGTTTTGCCGATGGCGGGGTTCCGGTGCTCATTGGCCAACCGGTTTACGGCGGCGTTTCCGGGTTCCTGCCGCCGACGCAGTTGACCCGTGGCGCAGGGCCGCCCAAGCCCCCGGGAACGCCCCAATCAGGCGCCGATAAGATGATCGCCGATGCGCAAAGGATCGCATCCGCGTTCAAGGGCACGGGGAACACGGGAAACCGCACCACGGGTGCTCCCATGGATTTGGCGGCCCCTCCCGAAGGCCCAGTCCAGACCCCCGGAATGGCGCCGGAAGCCGGATTCGGCGAAGGCGCGATTTATGCCCGGGGCGGTCTGGTCGATCGGCTTCCCCACCACAATCGCATCAACGTCCCAGCGCGGGCCGGATTCGGGATTGGCGGATTCATACCGCACCGGCAGGAAGGCGGGGACGTGATCGAACTGCCGCCCGATCAGGTTCCGGGCGAGGTGTCCCCAGAGGCTATGGCGGCGTGGCGCGCCAGTCGTGATCTCGATTTGCCGCCGCAGATTACCGGCGGGACATCAGGTGAGGCTTTGCCGTTTGCGCAAACCGGCACGCCGGGATTAGCGCCCGCGGCAACCAATACCCCCATCGCCAACCGTATCTTGGAGCGCTACGGCAGCGGTGCCCCGCCCGCGACGTTGCGACCAGGCGTCGGCGAATCCGTGCCGTGGTCCTCCGCGCAATCGAATATATGGCCATCACTAATGGCGGCAGGCTTGGGCATGATGGCCTCGAAATCGCCGTTCCCGGGCGTGGCGGTCGGTGAAGGGGGCTTGCGCGGGTTGGAGACCTATCAGGGCTTGGGCCGTGAACAACGCGCCGAGGCGATGAATCAGCAAAAGATCAATCAGGCGGCGGATAATCTCGCGCTCCATGCGGAACAGGCGCAGAAACATCTCGCGTTGCAGACGAAGCAGTTCGAGGAAGCAAAACGCCAGCACCGCGAGCCGTTCGGCTGGACCAAGGCCGACAACGGCAAGCTCGTGCCGACTCCCGGCGGGCCGCATGATCCTGAAACCATTCGCGCGGAAGCGGGGGCGCGCGAAAAGCAATTCGGCTGGACGGAAAAGGACGACGGAACCCTGGTTCCGACGCCGGGTGGGCCGCATGATCCTGACTATGTACAAAAAGCATCTATTGCGAAGGCCGGTGCCGGCTTGTTCAGTCCCGAAACCGTCGATACCTTGGCGCGTCAGGCTCTGGCCGGCGACAAGTCTGTGTTCCAGAACCTCGGCCGTGGCGTGCAAGGACCGATGAACATCGTCGCCGTGCGCGAGCGCATGAACCAAATAATGCGAGATGAAGGCAAGAGCGGCCCCGACATCGCGGCAGCAAATGCTAATTTTGCCGCCAATGTGGGCGCGGCGCGAGTGTCGGCGCAGCGTGCCGCCCAAGTGGAATTTGCGGTCGAGGAAGCGAAAAATACCTTCCCGCTGGCGCTGGAAGCATCTGCCGCATTGCCGCGTACCTCTTTCGTGCCGTGGAACAAGGCGGTGCAGATGGTGCAGGCGGGCAGCAGCAGCCCGGCGCTTGCGCGCTATGTTACCGCATTGCGCGGGACGATGACCGCCTATTCGCAGGCGATGAGTCGTACCGGCACCAACTCGGTTCACGCGCAGCAGGCGGCGGAGGAACTGTTGCGCAAGGCGTCGAGCCACGAGGAAATTTCCGCCGTGCTCGATCAGATGGGCAGGGAAATGGAAGCCGCCAAAATCGCGCCGGAAACCGTACGGCAGGCGATTCTGGCGCGGATTTCGGGGAAGGCACCTCCGCCGTCGACCACCATGCCGACAACGCCCGTACCTGCCGGTGGCGGGGCGGCACCTGCGCCAGCCAAGCCCGCCACCGTGATCCAGAACGGTCACACCTATACGCTACAGCCCGACGGAACCTACAAATAAATGGCCGACGAAGAAAAGCCGCCGTTTGATCCGTCGCAACCGTTTACGGTCGACAAACCGCCGTTCGATCCCTCGCGGCCATTTGAGACGGTGGACACAGCACCCAAAGCTGGCTTGCTCGGCAATATCTACGAGGCCGGACATTCGGCTGTTTCAGGCTTGAACGCCACGCTTAATCCATTCTCAGAGGCCGTGCGGGCGCGCCATGAGGCCGAGAGCAAGCTGCCATTCTTTTCTATGCCAGAGAGCTTTATGGCGACGGGCCGTGGACTTACGGCGATACCGGAGTTGGCGGCTTCGCCGATCACGGGCACAGTCAAAACCGCCGCTCCCTATCTCGCGGACCTGGAAGCCAAGGCCGTGCAAGCCATTGGCGAACCGATCGCGCGGGGGATTTCGTATCTGCGCGGCAAGGAACCGGCGCCGATGCCTTCGCGTGAGCAGATTTCCCGGGATATCGAGCCGCAGATGGAAACCGCCTTGGGATTGCTTTCACCGCGCGCCGGCATGCCAACGGCGGGAGGGGCGTTTCGTCCTTCCGTTCCGCCCCCGCCCGCGCCACCTCCGCGCCCGGCACCGTCGACCGGTCCGTTCGGCGTGACCTTGAGCGAAGGACAGGCGGTCGGCGACCTTTCCACCATCCAGCGCGAGCAAGCGGCGTTGCGTGGGACTTCAGGAAAGCCCGCGCAACAGGCGGCTGCCAAATTCGCAACGCAACAGGAAGCGGAGCTCGCCGCCGCCAAGGGTGATATCGCAAAGTCGCTTGATACCTTGGGTGGGCAAATCATCGCCGCAGGCCCGCAGGAAGCGGGGGAAGTTGTTTCGGCGGGCGTTAAGAGTGCGGCGAAAACGGCCAAAACTGACGTCACTCAAGCCTACGAGACGGCGCGGGGGCTGCCGGGCGAGATTCATGCCGGGGCATTTGAGGGTATAGGCCAAGGCATCAAGGGCGATTTGTCGCTCGGCACGGAACCGGTGATCATCGATGAAAGACTGACGCCACACGCGGCACATATGATCGATGATTTGGAAAAGCGTATTTCGCAATTACGCATTCAAAACCGCGCCGATCCCTTCGGCCAACCCAACCCGGAAAATATTGTCGGGGTCAACCTCGCGGGCGTCGATCAGATGCGTAAGCGTCTCTCTTCGATGCGGCGCGATGCCTATGCGAGTGGCAATGCGGCGGACGGACGCGCGGCGCAGGCGGTGATCGATGCGTTCGACGAGCGGATCAACGCGGCAGTAAATGGCGGACAGTTCACTGGTGATGCGCGCGCGGTTGGGGCATGGAACGATGCGCGTGCGGCCTATGCGGATTACAAATCAATATTTAGTAAAGGTAAGAGCGATCCGGTTGGCGGCGCAGTGGAAAAAATTCTCGGCAAGGGAAATACGCCAGCCGCGCACGGCAACGATGTTGCCGATTTCATCTACGGACGGTCGGGGGTCAACCCCAATACCCGGGACGTGGCAGTAGCACAGCGGATCAAATCGATTCTCGGCGAGCAGTCGCCGGAATGGATTGGGGCACGGCAGGGATTGTTCTCGCGGTTAACTGAGACTCCGCCGGGAGTGACGGACTGGGGGCCGGGCAAGGTTGCCAATCGCATCAACCAGTTTTTGAACGGCGACGGTAAGGAACTGGCGCGTGTCGTGTTCTCCCAGCAGGAACGCGCGATGCTGCAACGCTACGCCGATTTGATGCGGCAACTGGAAGTCCCGCAGGCGGGCGCCAATTGGTCGAATACCGCGACGTTCCTACAAAAGATCGGCAACAAGGTCACGAGCAATACGGCGGCGGTGATCGGTGGATTCCTCGGGCACGGGCTGGGATTGCCCTACGTCGGCGAATTAGCCGGCATGGCGGTCGGCAAAGGCGCGGCCCAGGTGGTGGGCAAGATCGGCGAAGCGAAGGAAGCGCGCGCGATCTCGGGCCTGATGCCGACGGTGACCAATCAACTTAAACAGTGGCAACAGGCGGTGCGGCGGGCGCAAAGCAACACCACTCCGTCAACCCGGGCGGCCGTCACGCTCGCCAGTACCAACCTCGCGCGGTCGTTGAAGCAAATGGGTATAACGGCCATCGAGGCGCCAACGCCAGCAGGCGCCGAACAGCAACAGGTAGAAGTTCCACGGCCACCAGCCGAGCAGCATGACGGCGGCGCAGTAGAGAATGAACAGGGCTTTCGCCGGGGAGGCCATGTCGTTCCTTTACGCCAGCATGGGGGAAGGGTCAACGCGGAGAATATTGAAAAGAATCCTACCGAAGGCCAGAAAACGGCAAATAATTATGCCAAAGACCATGTGCATATTTTTGGTCTTGATCTGACGATTGAGAACGCGAAGGGGCACGAACGTTCGGGCATCGACAAAGACGGCAAGAAATGGTCGGTTCGTATGCCATGTGCATACGGCTACATAAAGGGCACGGAGGGAAAGGATCGGGATCACGTCGATGTTTATTTGGGAACGCATCTGAAATCGCCCAAGGCGTTCGTAATTGATCAGAAGAACGCGGAAACCGGTCGCTTCGATGAACATAAAACATTTTTGTGCTTCGCCTCGGAAGTTCAAGTCCGCACCTGCTATGCCAAGGCGTTCTCCGATGGCAAGGCACATCTGCGGCTCGGTCACATCGAGGAAATGACGGTCGAACAATTCAAACACTGGCTTGAGAACGGCGATACGACGAAGCCGATCAAGAACGGAGAGGATAAGAAACTTCCCCATTCCTCCGTCGGCTACGTTGCAACGTCGCCACATGCCGGCAAATACTGCGGCGTCTGTTCGATGTTCGTGACCGATGGGCCGCACTGTACCCTTGTGGCCGATCCGGTACGGGCGGCAGGTTATTGCAAACGGTTCTTCAAAGGAAAACCCCATGCCAACTAACATCCAGATTCCGCACGGCGACCTTGCGCGCACGACTTCCCTTGAGGCGGACGAATCATGGCCGTCGATCATCGAGGTCGTCGCCTATTGGTCGGCCGATGGATCAAGAAAGGGCCGCCGCCGGTCGATCGAGATCGAGGCAGACCAGTTCTTCGGGCGGGGAAAATATGGAGCGCCGATGCCGGCGGAAGCCATCGTGGGGATGGTGGAGAGATTAAGGAAGCAGGGGCCGAAGTGAAGGTTAGTTTGTTCATGAGAAGGGAGCGGTTGGGGTTCTCTCATCGGTCACCTGAGGTCCTTTGAGGATAGCCGTCATTTCCGTTCCCATTTCGGCGCGGCCGTAGAGATATCCGAGTTTGAGCGCGGTCATGATATCGAGCAGTCGCATTCTATCGGCCGCCGATATCGTGGCATCGTCGCATTGTTTCTTCAGTTCTGCATATTCCTGAGCAAACGTCGGCGCTGACTTGGTCACGTCGTAGAGCATGGTGTATTCCTCGCGCTAAACAAAGCCAGTCCAGATGCCACGTCTCGGCATAGAGCAGGGGGTCGGGAAGGATCATTCGAGTTTGTCTTTCTGCCGCGCGTAAGCGATGCCGGCATGGAAACCGTCGGCGATAGCCCATCCATACCAGAGCGGAGCATCGCCGATCATGAAATCGCAGCGGTTGACCAGAGAATGAACAAAAGCATCGGCCGCTTTGATTTCCTCAATCGGTCGCGATGGCTTTGCAGACAGATGTGCCACAAGTGCTCGCAATTCCTCGCGCATCTGTCCAATGGTTTTATCGGGCGGTGAATCCCATAGGAGGGCAATCACCTCCATCGGAATCTGATCCCCGAAGAGGGACCAGATTTCGTTTTGGGATATTTTCCCATCATCATTGGCTGCCATCGGTCTGTTCACCCGCTCAACTGCGCGTAGTCGTCCTTGTCGGGGGCGGGGTTGAAGGTTGGCGGCGGTGGTACTGCGGCTGGTTTTTCTTCCGTCGCTTCCGCCGCCGGTTTCTGCGCCTGCAAGATGGCCTGCGTCTTGGCGTTGAGCCGGTCGTCGGCCTCGCGGATGACGCCGAGCAGCTTGTCGCCGTCGGCGCGCACCACGTCGGCGTGGTTTTTGGCGAGATTCTGATAGATTTCCGTTGCCGCGATATGGTCGTGCGCCGCGCGGATCAGGCTTTCCTCGGTGGCGCGGCAGTCGGCGGCGGCCTGTTCGAGCGCGTGGTCTCGCTCGCGCTTGGCGAGATCAAGCGCCTGCGTGATGATGGCAAGAAGCTTTTGCGCATTCTCCGAGAGCGCCGTGGCGTCGGATTCGATCATAAGCGCGGCGGCGAAATGGCGCTCGCGCGCCGCCTGCGCATCGGGGGATGCAGCGTCTCCATCTTGCGCGGGAACGGCGGTTGCGTTCTGTTGGGCCATTTCGATGATGAATTGCGGGGTAGGGCCAATGCGAGGGAGATCGGGGATATTCACCGGGCCGTTGCGGCGGCGCTTGCCGAAGGTATCAGCGATGGACATGGGAGTCTCCTTTGGGTTTTGTGTGTGTTAGGGATTTGTTTGTTTCATGAGGGCGGAGTGGCTGTTGCTTCTGTCATCGGTCACCTGAGACTGTCAGAACACCCGCACCCCAAACGCAGTAAAAATGCAGAAAATCAGGAAAGCCAGGGCGATCCCGAATAGTACGGGGCCATATAACGGTTCCATGTCCATGTCAGCCTCCATCCGTGATAAGGACAGGCGTGGCATCCTGCCAACGCCAGAACCGAAAAACCGCACCGTTCGGCGTTCCATGATCCCATCGCCATTCGCCTCCGCTGGTCGGGTAGGGCCACAAACAACTAACTATCGGGTATCCAATTTCGGTTTCGACTTCTTTGTAAAGAAGTGCTTTATCTGTCCGCATAAATGGCATTAGTTGTCTCCGTGTTCATGAGAGGTGTGCCCGCAGGTTAGTCGGGGCGGTCACCTGAGGTGGGTGCATCCGTATCGTGGATTACTGGCACATTGCGCCATTCTTGGCCTCCGGTTGTGCGGTCTAGCGAGTACCACACAATGCGTTGCTGTAGGACGCACATGCCTGCGACGGTAATGTAGCGCAAGTCCATGGTTTTTTCTTCGATGCGCCCAGTTGAACGGGTGAATGCTATATGGGCTTCCATTTCAGCGGTGGTTAATCCAACCCAACCACCAGCTTTGCATTGTTCCAGTTTTGTTAGTGCCGAGGCCAAATCTTTGCTGTCCCATTTCATCTTTCTTGGTCCCTTCGGTTGACCGCCCCGCGCTCTCCTGCGGTTTGTCCTCTCATGAACCAAACCTTAAGCCGTCATCACATAGGCGATGATCCCGGCGATGATGGCGCAGACAATCGCAAGTCCGACGCCGACGAGGTAGTCGTGGAGCGAGGCGCGCTCTTTCATCAGTATGAATCCAGGATAAATTTACGGGCGCCAAGCGGCTGACTTCGCAGCCACTTCATATGAGCGTCGTCGTCCCTTTTGTGTTTATCACTAGCTACTGCATTCCATAACGCGCCCGCGTCACAGGCAAGACGCATAAGTGCCTCAACCTGTTCCTCAGTAAGGACGTATGGTTGTTTTCGTTCTGTCGTTTCCCGTTTTGCCATCGGTGTCTCCGTTTCATTTCAAAATCTGCGCCGCCCGCGAGTCGAAGGGGGCTTCCATTCTGGTCACGGGCGGCGCTCACGGGGTCCCCAAATCGCAACGCGATTTGGGGTAGCCCCTGCCCGCCTTCGCCTGGGGGGGGGAGCCAAAGGCGGGGTAGTTCATTTGCGGGCCTTCGCACGCGCTGCGGTGATGACGGCTTCGCCAGCCTCATCATCACCGGAACACGACCAAAGGGATAGTGCCACAAACAGGGGATCGATGCCATGGTGCGCCCAGAATGCGCGTTCGTTTCCCCTGTGCTGTTCGTCATGGAAGAGCCTCGATAACGGCACCGCGTATCGGTCCGAGGGCTTTTCGCCCATCCCGGTCAGGCGCTTGCCATACACCGGCTCGGCATAGCGGATATGCGCCGCCTCAACGTCCTTGCGGGTTCCCGATATCAGGCAGGGCAAGGTCTTGAGCCAGGCAAGATGCGAACGCGCGTGTTGACGCGTGCAGCGCATGACCTTACCGCCGTCGAGCGAAAAGGCGGTGGCAGGGCGGAGTAGTCTTTGCGGGTGGTTGCGCACTATGCCATCGCCTTGCGATAAACCGCCCGGATCATCCGCGTTGCTTCGATCAACGCCTGTTCGGTATTGGCAACCGTACACGCTCTAATCGAGGCGGAAAGGACACGGGTGACGAATTCGAATTCATCGGCCCGCGCCCCTTCCGAGCGACCGGCGGACTGGGGGGCTTTGTCCTCAACCGGCTCGCATTTGGTGATGGTCTTATACGTCTGCCCTTTGTAGTCCTTTTCTGAGAATTCCACGCGGTAGGTGCGTCCAGGCTGGAACAGACCGAGCTTCTCAGGAAAGACCAAGAAGAAATCGCCATCGTCGGTCTTGACCGAGGCGCGTTTCTTTCCTTCCCGCGGCGGATTGGCGAAGGCAACCTTGATGACGGCGGCGTTCATGGGGTTTCCTCTTCGACTTCGGCAATTACTTCGCGGGCCATCTTCCATCCGGTCATGTCGTGGCGACACCAGCGGTGGCCCATGCATTTGTCGCTTGCCTCGATGATCGTCTTTAGCGCCGCAAACATTTGTGGCGCGGCGGCGATCAAACGGGCGTTTGCCTCTAGTCGCGGGTAGTCGTTTTTCTCGTCCCGTTCGGCAGCATAGATTTCCGTGACGATACAAACCGGGACGGGATCACTCTCATTTCCAAGAACAATCCAAGTTTCGCCGCCGATGCTTCCGAGCAGGGTGTCGGTCGATACCGACCAGGCCGCCTCTCGTGTACTTTCGGGGTTACGAACCCACGGTCCCGGCGTGTGTTTGATCTCGATCACGCCGCCACCCCTTCCTTCACGTGCCCGTAAGCCCGCATGATCTCAGCCATCGTCATGCCGCGTGGCTGGTTCTCGATGCGCGGGGTGATCTTCTCGCGCGGCGTGGGTTTGGCCTTGGGCGCATGCGAGGCGATGACAGCGGCACCTGCCAAGACCTTGGGATCGGCCGTCGTCTGCTCGAGCGCGTAGGCCTTGCGGTAGAGTTTGAATTTCTTGCGGAACGGCTTCAACTGATCGCGCGTCCAATGCCGGTGCACCGGCTCGCCGCCTTCCTTGGGCAGCACGATCAGATGCGAGCCTTCGGAGAGCGGTTCGAGCGGGAAGTTTTCCTCCCACAGGATGTTGTAGCCGGCCAACTGGATGACGTGATCCTCATACACATCGCCTTTGGTCGAGGACTTGAAGTCGACTAGCCCTAAGCCGTTGCGGATGATGGCGACGTTATCCAAGGTGCCGCCGAACTGATACTTCTCCGAGACGAGCGATAGTTCCTGCTTGTAGGTTTCGATGTGGAACTTGGCGCGCCACTTCTTGAAGGCAAGGAAGGCCGTCTGCGCCTTTTCCAACTGCTCGGGATCGGCGAGCGTGGTCTTGGCGTAGAAGGCGATGTCGGCGGCCGATTGGCCCTTGAGGTCCAGTTCGGCCATCTGGTGCACGACCGTGCCGATGTTGAGGTCGACGCCGTCGTAGAGTTTCTTGGCGCCATCGCGGCCTTTGTTGAAGGCCCAATAGAGCAGCCGCGATCGATCCATGTAGCGGCCAGTGATGTCGGTGGTGCCGGGCACCGGTTGACCGGCTTGATTACGGTATCCTTCGCGTGGGCGAGCCATTGCCGTGGTCCTTTCCCCGTTGCGCTTTTGCCAAAGCAGTTTCAGTCAGTCATGTCGTCATCGAGTCGTACAAACTGATAGTTCCATTCTGTTCCGACGAACATCGGTTGTTTGCCGATGAAATCCACGATGGCCCGGAGGCCCTTGAACGTGCGGATGTGGGCGCCTTCCTCGCGAACCGCCTCGATCTCGCCAGTCGGCAGCCGCAACACAATGATGTACGTGCCCATCTTCCCTACCTCACGATGATCCCGGTCCACACCAGGACCGTGGAGAGGGAAAGGAGAAGAGCGACGAAACAGACGGGAGAGATCAGGCGGTCGAGGAAGGTGAACATGGCTGCACCGATTTGGTTCATGAGAGGTGTGCCCGTAGGTTAGTCGGGGCGGTCACCTGAGGCCGGGAGCGTATGCACGTAGGAAGGATCGGCGGCGTGAAGCGTATGAAGCGCCTTCAACGCTATCCGTTCGACCTTTTCCTTATCTTCCACACTAGGATTTGTGCCGTCTGGCTTTGCGAGTCCATAAGCCCAAAATTCGCAGATTTCTCGCAATGCCTCGAATAATTGTGGCCCCGCTTCCTTGATCCGGCTGATGCGCGCTTCATCGGCGGCAACCGCAAGGCGGTTTTGTTCTATCTGGTGTGCGTGCAATTCTGCTTGTTCTTTTAGTCCGCCATGAAAGACATCCAGCATGGCATCGACTAACGGTTTGTTGGTCGCGTTCGTGGCATCTAGCCTGCGGCACTCGAAGAACCCCGGCTCATTCCGCTTAACAAGGGCGTTCTTATAGAGCGTCGGCGGTTTGTTGATATTATTGGACTTGATTGCTAGCGTCTCGCCGTCAAGCCAGATGTGATAGCGGGCGCCTTCAAAGTGGCACGACACACACCAGCCGAAGTGCTGTTTCTCGGCATTGGCGTTTTCGATCTTGATCTGCTTGGCCATCTTTTTTCCCCCTTCTGGTCCCTTCCGGTGACCGATGACGCTATCCGCGCCGCTCCGCTCTCATGAAACAAAACTTTCTTGTTTTCCGTTCACCAGATTGATGACGGAGTTATCATCCAGGCGCACGCCGAGAACCACGTCACTTAGGCGGTAGTTGTTATTGTTTCCGCGCAGGCGACAGAGGGTGTCATCGACTACGCGCACATCGAACCATTGATTGGGCGCGGTCTGGCCCCAATATTTGCTGCGGCGTTTGATGCGCGCGACGAGTTGTTGGCCCATCTTCGCTACTCCGCTGCGATCGCCACGGCCTCTTGCCAATGGCCCCATTCGATCACGTCATCCTCACGGAACCGCTCGGCCTCGCACTGGCGCCAATAGGCATCCTCGGCCGCGGTTAACGAAGGGTAAACATTCTCCGAGTCCTTGAACCTGGGCAGCGCGGAACCTTGCGCCCGCAGCCGCACAATCCATCCCGGAAATCCGTTCTCGGTCTTGATCGGGACGGCTTCCGCGAGGATCGAATTATCCGCGGCCGTCGCGATCGGGGTGATTTTCGGCTGGGGATAGCGGGTGAAGAATATCCCCACCACCACCCTTTGCCCTTGCGGCGAATCACTTCCCCGGATAGGGATCGTCCTGCCTTGAGCCATCTGGAACTCCCCGTTTCGTTGCTTGAGGCGCTTTTGCCAAAAAGCCCCGTATTCGTGCTCTCCAAAGCCCGCCCCGGATGGTTGCCGCCAGCCGGGGCGGGGAGGGGGTTAAGTGTTGTGCTCCCAGGCTGTGGTCATGAAACGGGGCCTGGATGCGCGGACATACACCAGTCGTGCCGTGCGATGATGCTCTGCCAAGCGAGTGCCTCATGCAGATAGTGTGAGAAAGCCGTGCGATAGACGCGCCCGTTGCGCCGTTCCCATTCAACCGCAAAGCAACCTTGTTTTGTGATAATCGCAAGTGTTCGAGTCATGTCCGTTCCCCTTCGTTCGATGATGGGGAGTATAAAGCCCGAAAAGGCATAGTCAATCCCAAAGGGGCATAACGGGCGATCTTCCTATTCACGTTTTCGTGATTTATGTTCCTATTTGGTTCCCGGTTGACCTATCTTATGCCCCTGTGGTACTAGACACCCCATGCTTTCGAGCGAAGATGTCCGCAAACGCCTTGCTACAGCCTGCCAAACGGCCGGAAGCGAAAGCGCCTGGGCGAAGGCACACGGATTAAGCCAGTCCTACGTGAACAAAGTCGTCAATGGGCGCAAGCCTCCGAGCGATACGATTCTCAAAGCGCTGGGGCTGCGTTCGGGATATGAGGAAGCGGCAGAATGAATGGTTTGTTTCATGCTTATCCGGTTAACACACACAGGGACTAGATGTTGATGTCGCACGAAGAATGGTCGCACTTCTGGCCAAAGCCGTGGCGTTTCGAAGAATCCGGCTATTTGGACGGCCCATGCGTCAAAGATGCTGGCGGCAGCGTTATCTGCACTTTTTTCTGGCCCGGTCATCCGGTGGAGGAAACCGAACGGGCTGAGAAGGCGACCTATTCGCTCGGCGAGCGGACGGCCGCGCTGGGCGATCAAATGGCACCAAGGGGCCAGTTTCGAGGAAAATCGACACCCAACGCGTTGGACGACGCCCTCAACGAATTGGAACGGATAGTCGGCAAGCTTCGGACCCTTCATGCTGCCGCGCGCGAGATCATCCAAATGCGTTTCGACACCTATCGCGCTGGCAACAATAGGCAGGTCGGCATTCAGGGGGACGACGGCGAAAAGTGCTGGATTGTGCATAGCGATCAGATGACCGCACTTGAAGCCGCGCTCGCGGAAGCTGAGGCCGACAACGTTATCTTCGCGCCTATACAGGAAGTTCCATGACACAAGATGTAGAGGGTGTGTGTCTTAACCGGATAAGCATGGTTTGTTTCATGAGAGGGGCGCGACAGTCGTTCGTTCATCGGTCACCTGAGATTTGGTGATGCGGCAAACGGTGAGTTACCAACGGCGGCCGAAGAAATGAGCCAAATTCGCATTCAACGACAACGTAAATCGGGATGGCGGATGCCACCGAACACGATCTACGTCGGGCGGCCGAGCCGGTGGGGCAATCCGTACTATCCCGGCTGTGGCATCGGCTATGGACACTTCGACGAGCAGATGTGCTCGGTCCATTACGACGTGCGCGAGCCGCGCGTTCAGGTGCATTGGTTCAAGCAGCGCATGGAGGACATGCGCCGCGATCAGCCGACCGAGTATGAGGCTTTGCTGCTCCCGCTACAGGGCAAAAATCTGGCCTGCTGGTGTCCACTCGACCAGCCCTGTCATGCCGACGTGCTCTTGGCACTGGTGAACCGTCAGGTGCTTCACAAGCGAGTGCTAGCGGAAGGATACAAAGATGAAACATGTCCTAAGTGCAAAACTCTGTTTGAGGCGCATATTCACTTCGTTCTATGCGATGTGCGGCCGTGCCCAATGATTTCTAAAAAGGACCCTCGCACACTGTTTGAGAAGTGGCGAGACGAAGTCGTAAATACCTGATTTACATTGAGGGTCGCATGCAGATCGAACAAAAAGTAGCGAACTTCATTGTTGACCAACATGGCGAGTGGGACGACGCCGGCGAAGCATTGCTCCGAGAAGCCGCCGCCGAGATCGCCGACCTCCGCAGCGCCAACGCCCTCCTGCACAAGCTGGTGGAAAACCGAGACGCTGAGATCACCCGCCTCCTTGCCACACTGGAGCCGTTTGCTGCATTTGCTGAGAAGGCCGAGGCGTTCGTTGATGCCAGGGCAAAGGATGGCGGATCGCCAATTCTGTCGGTCAGGGATTTTCGGCTAGCAGATTTTCGCCGCGCACGGGAGGCGTTGGGAAAATGACGGAAACCTTCGCAGATTGGAGCGCGCTGCCGAACGACTGTCGGGATCGATTTGTCGTGCTTGAGGATTTCATCGGCGATCTCGACGGCAGGGAGATCGAGGACGGAACGGTAGATGCCGATGACGCGGTTAAGGCGCTCAATTGGCTGGCTGTTGAACTTGCCCGCCTTCGCGCCCGGCCGACTGAGGAGGAGGTGGCGCAGGTGCTTTTTCACCTTGATTTTGAAAAACTCAGCGCCCGAGAGGTAGCCCGCGCCGTCATCGCCATGTTCCCCAAGGTGCAGCCATGACGGACGCGCTGATCAAGGCCGGTGAAAGATTACTCAGGCGATTTGAGCGGTGCGCCAAAGCCCACGGCAATAGTGACGATGTGACTGCTGATTCCACGGCCGAGTTCCGCGCCGCGCTCGTAGCAGCGCAGGCCGCTTATCCAGGCGAGAAGGCTGCGACGCCAGATATGGAGGCTGCATACAAACGGCAATGTGACCAGTATCGAGCCGAGGGCTTCGCGGCGGGGATCGAGGCGGCAGCAAGAGAGGTACAGCAAGAAGATGAACGTTTAACGTTTCTGGCTGACCACATCCGCGCCCTGCGGCCTCCCGCAGCGCTGGCAGGGACAATTACTGCTTTTGATCGCTTACATGGCTGGAACGAGCCGGCAGGGACGCCAAGCGAGGAGGATGTGGCGCGGGCGCTGTGCTGCCCATGGGTTGGAGCATGCCTGCGGCCCGAGGATTGCCAGAAAGGCAAGCGCCAAACAGAAAAACAGCAGATTGCTGCGTTAATGGCCCTATTACAACGGAGCAGAACATGAGCGGACACTATGGTTATGGCGCGACTCGCGGCTCCGGTCGCCCTCCGCGCGGCAAGCCAGCGGCATCGTCCTACTGCGGCCTGACGGCGGAAATGAAGACCGTCATGGCGGCCATCAAGGATGGCGGCGATGTGTGGGGTTACGGGGAAGCCCGTTGTCTGCGCGAGATCGAGCGCCGTTTCCCTGGCTTGGTGACGATCACCAAAGCGATGCAGGCTCCCTCGGATGGAGCAAAGCAGCAGCCTTACTTCGGGGCAATCCTGACCAATGCGGGACGCAAGGCAATCGAGGCGGCGTAATCGACAGCATAGCCACGGAGAAAAAGGAAATGAGCCCAGAATCACAGCGGCGAGTGGATACTTTCAATCTCAATACGCCTGTAGGTTCTCCGGTTCTCTACCGTCGAGACGATGGATCGGCGCTAGAGACAATAACACGGTCGCGAGCGGAGGTGCTGTCGGGGCACACTCCGGTTGTCTGGATAGACAAAGTTGCCGGCTGTGTGGACTTGCGCCGCGTTGAGCGTTGTAAATGACAACATAGCGGAGAGACGAAAATGAAAAAGCAAGTTCTGGACTTGGGTGATGGCGGAAAACTCGTCCTCGAAAACCGGCGCCGGAACGTAATTGAAGTGACTCACTCAGATGGTCATAGTGGAGGTGTGTGTTTCGAGATCACTGCGGAACAGGCGATTACGTTGGGGAGCGCCATCACCGTCTACGGCAGCAGTATGCTTCGGGGCAAATGAGCAGATACCAATGACCAAAAAATGCACCCAATGCCAAGGGACCGGCACTACGTGCCGAGCTGTCGAATATAACGAGCGGGGCGATCCGATCGTTCTGGCCTATCCTCCATGCCCACATTGCAACGGTACAGGCGTTGAGCCAGTTCAGCGCCGTCGGCGTGGCTAAGGTTCCGTTACCAATGACCAAGAATAACGCCACGAACAATCAGCGCATCGCGCGCATGATTATCGTGTCTAACACGAACCGGACCCAGCGCGATTCGCTCCTGTGGCTCCAAGACATCGAAAGCGCGATTGTCAGAGCCCTTAATGGCAAGGATGAGGCCTGCGTTCGCTCTATTGTCGCCAAGGCTGAATCGGTAACCCAAGGTTAGCAATGAGCCTTCAAAAGGAATTTGAGATTTTCTTGGATCGAGAGTGGCCGCTATGGCGCAATCCCAGGAACAATGGTGGAGTTCTTTATCACCAGCTCAGGAAGGCATTCATGGCCGGATTTGAGATAGGCGATAAAGGTCCAACTGCAAAAGGGCTTGGTAGCACCAAAAACTCTATCAGCCTATTGAGGGCGGTTACGTCCAAACGTCGAAACTTCCGAGGCTAACTTCCCATTACCAACGGAGCGAGCCAGATGACTTGGCGTTCAGTGTTTCACGACGAGCCGCCTACCGATAAATGGATTTTGGTCGTGTGGCAAAAAGAAGTACGAATGGCGAAATGCAATTCGGGCTCACGCCGTGCTTCTAGCGGATGGACTGTGATGATAAATACCATGTCTATGCGCGTGCGAGGCACGCCTGAGCTTTGGATGCCGTTACCCGATCTTCCGGCGGCCGGTAGTACCCATAAGCAATCATCCAGCTTAGAGGCGAGCCCGGCCGTCACTCTTGACGATGATGACCAAAAAGAAATTGGCCTCTACGACGCCCGCCAGTGCGAGTGAGAGTCGTAAACACAACGTTAACAATCACAGGCAAGGAACAAACATGACTTCATCGCATGAGCAGGCGGAAAACCTGAGACGCGCCTTCGCCGAGCACAACATCCCATGGCCGAAGGACGCCACGCTGTTCTGGCATCCGACCGGGCCGAAGATCAGTTACGGTGGCGGGATGCTCAAGGTTTCGAGCCTCAATCCCGAAACGCACATCCAATTCCGCATGAGCGCCAAGGAAATGCTGCGCCTCGGCTGGCGCTGCGTCGTCATTGCGTGCCGCATACGGGGTTAATCCAAGATTAGCAACGAGGCTACCATGACAAAAGTTAAATTCAAGGGCGGGGCTGTCCACATAGATCGCTTTTCGTCGCTCGATGATCTTCCTAAGAAGATGTACGGCGACGATATGGCTGTGCTCCGCGCGCTCGCTGGACCACAACGGTTTAGCTGCTTTGAAATGACGGGAGCGTTGTTCACCACGATCAAGCGTCTTGAGACGCGGGGTCTTTTGAAGATCGATAACTCAACGCCCTATCCATGGACCAACACGCCGCTAACTTACGAAGGCCGCAAGTTGGTATCAGTCGGTTAACAAACTATGGAACCGTGTCCCTACTGCGGAGGCGACGAAGCTAAGTGTAATTTCGACTGGCGTACCGATCACTGCAACCAAATGGAGCATGACAATGACCGACGAAGAGCGCGCGATGAGAATGGCAATCGATCAGCTTCGAGAACTACGCCGCGAAAACGAAGTCCTACGGGCGCGCGTTGAGACCATGGACTTGCTTGGCGCGTTCGTGCTCGCAATTCCGCCGCAGCGCGGATTGCAGGGAATGGGTGAGGATGCGGCGTGGTTGCTACAACGGGAACTTGATCGAATGGCGCCCAAGACGCCAGCAACGGTCGAAGAACTGGACGCCATTTTGAACAGCGAGGACGATACGCCGGTCAATATCAACCGAGATGGTTCACTTGGGACTGGCGCAAGCCGAAGAATGTAGTCGGTAATCGGGAATCAACCCCGCCTGTCACCCAAAAACCACACCATTCCTTAAATCCACGTGGCTAACCCGTTCGCCCCTTTCCCGAATCATGTCATCGGATTCTTATCAAACCCATTCCGCCAATGGGGGCGGTTCGGAGGGACGGACAAATGAAAATCAAGACTCTTCTTTACGCTGGTATGGCCTTTATCCTCGCAGGGAACGCCGCCGGTGCGGCCGATCTGCCGGTCATGCCGGTCAAGGCACCCCCGGTTTTCTTCGTCGATACCTCAGGCTTCTATTGGGGCATCGAGGCCGGCGCGGGTGTACAACAGGCTTCGGCCAGCGGTTCGCCGCTCTTCGCCAACTCGCTTGTGAGCGGCAAGCTGACGGCTTCGGGCGGCACGGTCGGCGGGTGCTTCGGCTACATCAAGGGCCACGCCGCGCAATGGCTCGGCCTGCAAGCCTGCGTCGATTATCAGAACATCTCGGCTGGCGAGGTCGTGGCGAATCAGCCCATCGGCATCGCGAGCCGCTGGAGTTCGACCGTCGAGTTTCGCTATGGCGGGACCGTCGATCCGCTTTCGATGATCTCCAGCACCCTCGGCGGGCTCGGTATCGGTGGCATTACCTTCCCCACGTTCACGCCGATTCCGCCCGCCGGCGTCAACGTGGAGGCCGGGCCGCGCAGTTACATCGCGGCTGGTTTTGAGGCGTTCGGTGTCACTGGCAGTGTCGGCAGCGTCAACGGGGCCGACGTGGCGTTTGCGCCCATGCTCAAGCTCGGGGCGATCTGGCAAATCTTGGACAAGACGACGGGCAAGCCTACCGGCAATGCCGTGGACGTGTCCGCGATGGTGTCGTGGCCGATGCGCGGCTTCGAGGTGACGAACCTCGGCGCCAGCGGCGGCGGGGCTCCTGGCTTCACTGGTGGGCTTGACACCGGCACGCGGTACATGGGCAAGGTGGCGTTTCTATTCCCTGTGCCGCGCTGAACTTTCCCCGCGGGTCGCTGCCGCGATCCGCCTGCCAGGCCGCCGCGTCGTCAGAACCCCGACGCGGCGGCTTTTCGACATTCACACGCGAATCATGCGAAATTGCACACATGGCCTAGGGGGCGCCGAACTTGAGCCAGCGGAATAACGCGAATCCTATCAAACAGTGGCGCTCCTGGTGGCGCGGGCTCACGACGGTTGAGCAGTTGGTCGTCGAGGTCGTCGGGGCGGTATTTGCGGCCTCGCTGCTGGCCTCGGTCGTTGCGCTGCTGTGGTAGGAGAGGGGCATGGCGGACGGCATTGACGGCGAAATTCAAACCCCTGGCGATCGCGATATTCTTACTAAGCTGTCGCAAGCTTTGATGCAGGTATCGCGGGGCGATCCGCTTGTTGCTCTGCGCAATGAATTTCAGACAGAGCTTCGGTCGGTCCACACGCGCTTTGCAGGAATCGACACGGCGACCAAACTTCAACATGAAGATATGGTCCGCGTGCCGACCGACATCGACCGGGCGGTTGGTGGTTTACGGGCCGAAATGACGGCGAGAATGGAGGGGGCGCTTGCGAAGGTCGATGGAAAGATTGACACCGCCTTCGCGGAGTTAGAGGGCAAGGTTGACGGCCACATTGCAGAGACGAAAGAGAAGTTCAACGGAGTAAACAATCAGTTCGGATCGAATGACAAGGCGCTGACGGCCGCCCTACAGGCGCAGGAAAAGCAGGCCATCGCCACGAACGACAGCAACACGGCCGCCAGTACGAAGATGGAGGCGGGATTTGCGGCTCTCATCAAACAGGGGCAGGAGTTTCTTTCGGAGGTTAGAAAGAATTTTGAAGCGCAAATTGCTGAGTTGCGCAAAAGTTCGGAAATGCAGTTTAACGACATCAAGTCGCGACTGGACGTGACCCAGGGCAAGACCAGCATTTCTGATCCGCAGCTAGCGAATGCTCTAAGTTCTTTGGGCTCTGGTATGGTTTCGATGCAGGAAACTATGACGCGCTCTATGAGCAAGATGGCGGACACCAATGCGGAGGCTATTCGCGAACTGGCAAAAAGTTTGAGGACGGTAGAAAAGTCCGAGGCTGGCGCGAAAGAGCGCGGCATGGGCCGCGGCGAGATCGTCAGTTATATAATGATGGGGGTTCTGGTACTCAGTCAGGCCGTCACCATTTATGCCGTTCTGCCACACAAATGATCCTTTCCGTTCACGGCGGCCGGATCACCTTCGAGTGCGACCACGACGGCTGTCACCGCTCGATAACGATCCCGCAGGGTGCCATGGACCCGCCGAGGATATTCGAGTTGAAGGGCTGGCAGTACGTGAAATCAGACAAGGAAACGCGCTACTATTGCCCGCAGCATCGGGATTAAACGCCATAACTAAAACTGCTCAACATGGGCCTTGCAGAACGGATTCGTTTTATGAAGTACGCGCAGGATTTTATGTTCCCCATCGGTGAACCAATGCTTGTCGCCGTCGCAAATACAAACGCGCCGGGGTTTCGGTTTGCGCTTGCGCTTTTTCGGCGCTGCCGTCATTTCTCTGCCTCAACCGGCACCACCTTGTAGCCATGCGACCACAGCGCTTGCAACAACGTGTCAGATCGAGCCGCAGCATCCTCATGATCGGGGATGAAGAATCGCTCCCGCAGAATCTCGATCAAGGCTTCTCGCGCCCCGTTGTCTTGCAGGGCGCGGTGGGAGGATAACGAGATGACGTTGTCGGGCATGGCGGGTTTAGGGATTTGTTTGGTTCATGAGAGGGCAAACCGTGCGAGAGTCGGGGCGGTCACCCGCGGCCTCGATCTTGGGCGCGAAGAAAGAACGGTGACCGGTGATGCCATCAATGCGCGCTCCCCTCTCATGAACCAAACCTTATTTCAACCTCACCAAAGGCGAGGCTGCGCAAGCGGGGCAGACGGGAGTTCCTTCGCCGTCCTTTTTCTCCCGCTCGCGGTCGCCTCGGTCATCCGCATCTCCCTCTAGTGAAAGTGTTTCACGTGAAACAAGTCAGTAGAGACCGCAGCCGGTATCCTTCCGATCGGCCTCGGTGCTGAAGAACGCGCCGTCTATCGCGTGGTTGCCGCTGGTAAGGATATGCCCTAAGCAAACCCAGGTCTTTGCCGCGTCGATATCAGCGTCCTCGATATCGCGCGGGAAGGGTTGGCGAGTGCGCGCGTCAACCATGGCCTTTTCAATTTCGCCGAGAATCGGACAATCCCGGCAGCGCACGCCGAGAGCGCATTGCAGCCCGTTCTCTTTCTCGCGGTCCTCCTGGAAAAGATACATCGCGCGATAGGTTTCGTGCGCGGCACTTTTGACGTCATAAATCCAACTGGGATGTTCGCGGCCGGATGTCCGCTCAATATCGGCCCAACGGTTCATGCCAACGTGCCATGAGTTCTCAGACCGGTGCAGCCATGCGCGAATCATCTGATAAGGACCGCCATCGGCGTTGCAGCGTGCTTCGGAAAGGGCGCGTGTGGCCCCATAATTGAGCTTGGGAGAAAAGGAAAATTCGTCATGGGACCGCTTGCGAACTTCGGCGGGGCTGTCGGGATCGGGCGGCAACGCCAAAAGCTTGACGGCCTCTTCGAGGTTGGCCACTTCCTTGCCATCCACCATGTAGGCTTGTCGGCCGCGATCTTTCCGGTCCTCGCGGCGCCAGAAATACCCGAAACGCGGTTCATCCACCGCCTCGAAATCCTGCCGGGCCATGCCGTTGCGGCCGTCGTAAAAAGCCACCGGCCCGCGAAACTTGGCCTCTTTAAGCGCAGCGACCGTCAATTCGAGCGGCATTTAGAAACCTTTCTGGTGGCCCGTTTCACGTGAAACACTTTCCTCCCCCGCCATCTGCCCAAACCGTTCGCTGCCCTCGCAGCAAGCCACCACCCCATGCCCATGGCAGTCCTCGCAGAGAATGAGTTCCCCATGGGTGGAAGTGGCGGCTAACCCGGTGCCGTGGCAGCGAAGGCAGAGCATGGCGTTACATCTCGATTTCGACTTTGCGGACGCCGGCATGCTTTAACAATAACTGCGCCATGGCGATGGCGTTCGGAGGCGGCAAACCGAGCCACGCGACCGGCTTGCCGAACTCGACGCGCACGATGCCGTCAACCTTGTCATAGGTGATGCCCATGCGTAGGCCGCCTTCGTCGTGGTCGTTGAGCTTGCCTTGGGGGAAGTCGCCGGTTGCCCCGAACGGCCGCTTGTTCCAGGGCTTGAAGTCTTTCAGCGCCTCAATCGGCGGCCATGTGCCGTCGAACGTCAGCGCCCGGTCGTCGATAGTGACCAAAGCCGAAGGCTTGTCAGTTGGCCATTCGATCTCGGCAAGGAGATCGTCGGCGTGGACCGGATGGGAACCCCAATAGTCGAAGAACGCCTTGCGGGTCCAAGCCTTCATCGCGGCGAGGCCACCCGACTGCCCCGTTCGGGATGAAAAGATCGCCACGCGGAAATGTTCCAGAGCGCGTGAAATGAAATCGACGGCGCCGTCAACTGGCGGGTCGGGGATCACGTCGGCTCCCTTCCATCCGCTCTTGTAGCTGTGGATCACGCCGTCGAAGTCGAGACAGAGAATCGGTTTTGCCACAGATTGCCCCTTGCCAATCATGTTTCATGTGAAACACATTGCCGCGCCCCTGTCAAGGGCTTATTGTCTTTCCACAGCCCATAAGGTAATATTGTTGACAAATGGCCGTGAATCTGTCGGGAGTGAACCCATGAAGCCAACGATCGCCACGCGGATCAAGATGCTGCGGCTCGGGAACAAGGAACTCGCGGAGAAGATCAAGGTCGATCCGCGTACCGTGGGTCATTGGAAAACCGGCCGCAAGCCGCACCCGATATTTGCCGATGCCATCGATGAAGCGCTGGGAGAACTCGAGCTGCCGCTGCGCGATCATCTGGTGGCGATCCACGGCGTGCCGCGGGGGGAATGAGCGATGACCGAAGAAGATTATTGCGACTGCGATTCGTACGATGCGGCCTCGCCCGAGTTCTGCAACATCACGTATCCGAAGGCAAAGAAGCCGCATCGGTGCGATGAATGCCATGGGCCTATTTTTGTAGGCGAGAAGTACCGCCGGCTGGCCGGCAAATGGGAAGGGGAGTTTATGGTGCTATGCGAGTGCCCCGCTTGCTCTGAATTGCGCCAATGGGCAGAAATCTCAAAACCATGTTTCTGTGCCTACGAGATCGGTTCGCTGCATGAGCGGGTGAAATTGATGGTGGCCGACATCGCGCCGATCGTCGAAGGTTTTCAAGGCGAATACGATCAGCGTGCCGCAATCTTTGCCGAGCGCAAGACTCGCGCGGCCGAAAACACCGGTCGGTGATAGATGTTCACCGATCGCGCCTCCCATCGCCCTTCCGGGTCGCTTGCCGATCTTTCCACCAAACCCGTCAACCGGATCAGGGCGCATTGTCAGATGTGCGGCTGCGGATTGAACAAGGTCAAGCGTTTCTGCCTGCCGTGCTATGACATTCGGCTGGAAAGCCGCAGGCATGCGAAGAAAGATTTGGTTCATGAGGGCGGAGCGTAGCCTGAGAGAATCATCGGTCACCTGAGATTTGGTGATGCGGCAAACGGTGAGTTTACCACGGGGGTGACGACATGAGTGACGCGGAAGCCGATATGGCCGAGAAAATCACTAGCGCCCTTGAAGGCGATACAGCTTTTCCAGGGTGGACGGTGGACTGGAACGATCTTGGCGAAGTCACGATCCAGACCGGTGGCCGCACTTACCGCATGACGGTTCGCGACATCACCGACGAGGGCTGAGCCATGACCAATCCGAGTTGGGCCCCGAAGCGTTTGGCCGACCTGAAGGGCATGAAGGTCAAGGGCCGACGCGACTTCCATAACGGTTACGTCTCGATTCCGCGCGGGACGGTTCTCACGATCGGCGGCAGTACTCGCTGGAATGGCATCGGTCTGAGCGGGCCTAAGTGCTCGCACTGCGGAATAGAGCCGTACATCTGCGGCGTGGATATCCATGATTTGGAACCCGCTGAGTCGTAAATACCTGATCAACCACCGCCCTCAGGTGACCGATGAATCCTCCCCTCTCCCAATTGCTTTCCGAAGGCAAGGGCGATCGTTCGATCGCGCGAATCCTCAACGTTACCCGCCATCGGGCAAGGGAGTTGATAAGGGAGCATGAGCGGAAGGGATTTGCCGCACCGGCGGTAGTAACGGGGAATGGCGGATTATCGTACTACGACACCGGCTGTCGGGCGCTGGCGCAAGCCAAGACCCTCAAAGAAGTCCTGGACGTTCACGACAAGGTAGCCGCGATGGCGGAATACTTCCGCCGCGCTAACGAGCGCGCGCCTTTGATGGACTTATTGGAACTGCGCACCGATGCGGCGCGTCGGTACGGGGAAATGCTCGGAGAAACAAAAGCTACCGTCGGCTTAGCCAAAGGCGGCCGTCCGACCAAAGAACCGGTCGCAACGTCGGCACCGGTTTTGCCGACGCTCGCCGATCTCGGAACGACCAAACGTTTTTCAAGCTACGCGCAAAAGATTGCAGCGCTTCCCGATGACGAATACCGGGCGCGCAAGGAACAATGGCGCGCGGCCTCCGAGGCAAGCCCGAAGGTCCCGCCCTACGATCCGCTCAAGCCCGACCCCGATCAGCGCCGCGAAGATCGCCGGGCACAAATGCGCGAACTTGCAGACAATCCGTTGTTACTGCCGCAGGGTCCCTTCGCCTGCGGTGTTGCTGACCCGCCGTGGGAAAACCCGGACGCCCCGATGGGTCATACCGATCGGCATTACCGCGAACACTACGGGACGATGACGCCGCATGAGATTGCGACCTTCCGCGACGGCGACGGTCGGGCCATCTGCGAAATATTCGCGGCAACGGCATTTCTCGCGCTATGGGTGACCCGGCATATCCTTGCGGTCGGGGCGCATGTCGAAGTGGTTAAGCTCTGGGGCTTCGAACCGAAAACGGTCGTGACGTGGGACAAACAAATCGTCGGGCTGGGCAATGGGTTCACCCGCGACGTGACCGAGCATATTATCTTTGCCACGCGCGGCACGCCAGCGGCGCCCGGCCCGGAGCAACGGATGGCCTCGCTATTCGAACAACGCAAGACGGGCAAACATTCGGAAAAACCGGATTGGCCGCAAAAGTGCATCGAAACGTGGTTTCCCGACATGAGTTACGTTGAATTGTTCGGACGCGCGCCGCGCGACAAATGGATCGTGTGGGGAAACGAGGTAACAGGCGTCGGCGATGCGGAGGCGCGACGTGACTAAAATCGAATGGGTACGCTCTCACGACGGCAGCGAGGGCATGTCCTGGAACGCGTTGCGCGCCATCCGCATCGACGAGGACGGCAAGCGCCGTTCGGCTAATCACTGCGAGCACGTCAACGAAGCCTGCCGCTTCTGCTACGCGGAAAAGCTCAACGCCCGCCTCGGCGGCCTTCCCTTCAAGCCCGGCCACCGCAAGGACTACACGTTCGAAATCGATGAGAAGAAGCTGCTCGAGCCGCTGCGGCGCAAGAAGCCGACGCGCATTTTCTGCGAATCGATGTCGGACATGTTTGGTGAGTGGTGGCCGGAGGAGTTTATTGACCAGGAATATGCCGTCATGGGAATGGCGCACTGGCACACGTTCATCAACTTGAGTAAGCGACCAAAGCGGCGGCGCGACTATCTAAACAGCCCGACAAAGAGAAACGATATCGAATTGGCCGCCGAGCGCATCAGGGCGAGCAAAGGCCTCGCGGTCTCACCGAAATGGTGTTTCCAATGGCCCCTCCCCAACGTGATCGAAGGCACGTCGGTCTCCTGCCAGGAGGAAGCCGACGCGTTCGTGCCGATCCTGCTGGACACGCCGGCGGCGCTGCGCGTCGTGTCGGCCGAGCCGCTGCTCGGGCCGATCGATTTCCGCCACAACTGGCAGCCGGAAGGCATCTGCATCGACTGGCTGAAAGGATGCAACGGAACCGAGCCGCCGATCCCGCGCATCGATTGGCTGATAGTTGGCGGCGAAAGCGGACCGTCTGCACGTCCAATGCATCCGGCCTGGGCGCGCGCTATTCGCGAGCAATGCAAGGCGGCAGGGGTGGCGTTCTTCTTCAAACAATGGGGCGAGTTTGCCCCTTCAACATTCACGCGCCGACTGGGCCAGCAAATCGCGATGACCGAGCACGGAAAGGTTGAACGTCGCCCCGAGATCATCGCGCCGTCCGAAACTGTGATGGAGCGCCTCGGCAAGAAAGCCGCCGGCCGTCTGCTCGACGGCGTCGAATACAACGAATTCCCCCGATGACCGATCACGTCGTCATCACCTCGGGTAAAGGCAAGGGGCACGTGGAGGAAGTGATTTCGACACGTCAGTTTTGGGGCAAAGAACGCCTTCTCGTGCATTACGGCGACGTGTGGTGCACCAAGACCAAGGCACCGACACGAGCGCTCACGCCGACCGA